GTATCCGCAACTAACACATCATCCAGACTCTGATACAGGAAGATCACATCTGCGTAATCGCCGTCGTTTCTTAGCAGAAACAATCCGCCAAATTTTTCTTCATTGTAAGCTTTTACTGATTTGAATGCCATGATATCATTCTCCTTTGATATAAATTGATTTATGTATTCAATAACGATTCAACATTTTGCAGTGTAAGTTGCATATGAATCGGCATTTTCTCTTAATCTCATCTCTGTTACAACTACTCCAGGTGAGTATGCATCTAAAGTAGCTTGCAACTGCAATGCTATTTGTTCGCATATAGTTTCAGCACTTACTACACTGCTATACGCCTTTGTGGGAACACCTAATCCGTCAAATGTAGCTGCGACGGATTGTGCTTGTAGATCTTTGTGATAGTATAAAAATGTATGATTTGGAACACATGCGCTTAAGTGAGCGCGCAGCATCTTGAATTCATATACAAGTGATGACGCATCGGACTGCAACGTGTTCTGAACTGTAGCTTCAACTAAATATCGACAGCCTTGTAACATGTACTTATGAGATAAGATATCTTGTACTAGATACACACAGTCAAACTCTATTCGTTGTGTAACTGTATTATTTTTTGTGATCATAGCTGACCTCCAGCGCATGTAATCCAGATATCGTACCACACCAATATTGATCTGCAGGATTATCTACAGATGTTATAACATATATTCCATTTGATGTGCAATGTAACGCAAGCGGTACATCATCAATCTCAAATCCGCCTATATAGTCGTTATCGTCTAACGGTACGATTTGATCAGGATGCTGTCTTAACATATTGTATTTATCACTCAACAGATCGTCTATTAACTCATGTTTGCGTCTGTTCTTTGTCGATACACTGAGCAATGGTAAATGTGAGTTATCTATCATAAACTGAATCAGCAAACATATCGCACCTAATACTCCAACACAGACGGCACCTCCGATCCATGTCATAACACTTGTATCCGATGTCATCTCGGATAAAGTAATTTCTCCGGACTGGAATTTCTGTTCCTCAGTATCAATACGCAGTACAACAAACAGTGCACATAAGATAGCAGCTATTATGAATACAATTCCCACAACTTTAAATATTTTCATGATCTTAACTCCCTATAATATATTACATTCAATTAAATACATCAAGATAATCAGCTAACTTGATTCGAAGTTCGGCGATTATTTCCTGTTTCCTGGATTCAGATACTTTAGGAAGCGACGGATCCGACCTACCTAATAACTTAGAAACAACAGACATTGTATCTTCTCCCATAGATTCTATCGTAGCCCAGAACTCTTCACGAGACTTTTCTTTAGTATAATCAGTAGTATCTGGAATTGTATCGAATAAATCAAGCTCATCGCCTGTTTCACTGATAACGATATTGCTGCTTTCAAGCTGATACCTCTCACGATCTCGCTTTATATCATGGCAGATACAATACATACAATTGTATGCTACTCGATATACATAAGATGCTGAAAACCTCTCAGGCTTCGCTTTGATTACAGGTACATTTTTCATCAAGTACTGGAGACAGGTACTTACGCCATCTTCTTCTGTAGTATAGAAACTTCTTGTTTTGAACCATGCAAGTGTTATCTGATCGTAGAACTGAACATACAAAGCCGCTGCCTTAGAATCATCTGCTAACGCAGACCATTCATCAAAAGACAGCGGACTTTCATATCCGAGAAATGATTTGAAAGAATTGTAAGTAGCTCTCAGCGGCGACGTGCAGGTAGTAGTTTCCATCTCTGAAATGTTATTCTGTGCCATGACACTATTCTCCTTGATATGTGTTGATGTATTTTGATGTTTGAACTGTTATATATTGTACATATATTATAAGCGATACATGATTAAAAAATCTTTATTTTTATTTTAAATAAATTTAAATTATTTTGTTTGTCTTAACAGATGAGCTCTCATCTATCACTGTTGCATATTCAGCTGTTCTAGTAAGCGCATTGAATCCTTCATCGTATCCGTGCTGATATCCATCTGAGTATCCGTCCGAATAACCAGAAGCATACGCCTTATGAAGCTCCTGTTTGAAATTATCTGTTTTGCAATAATGAGCACAAAAACGACTGAAAAGTCTTTCACGTAGTTTCATCAGAACGATTCCTCCACAATTTATAAAGTTTGATGATGTGAACAATTACGCATACACCATTCAATAACCATACACTAATAGATCCAATCAAAAATCCATACACTACAAAAACAATCGAACCTAGTATGTTTATGCGCCGAATATTTACTTCAGATTTCTGTAAAAATGATAACAGCACTAAACATGTTGCAGCTATTCCTACAAGTTCAATCCAATTCATTGCTTGTCTGTGTTGAGTTCTGCATTCCATGCATCTACATCAACACCTTCCTCCTTCAATTTGTATTTTGCTAACCACACATACTTATCTGGTGCTTCATAATGTTCAATCAATTTTTTATATTCTGCTCTAACTGACTCCCAAAAATCACGAAGACGTTTCTTCTTCCAACCTTGCGTTACCATTAAAGTATACAGAACCATTGCATCTAAGTTTGAAATCAACTCATCAGAAGCCTCAATTATCTGTCTATTGACTTCAATATCAATCGCCTTCTGTTCATCTGCAGTAAATTCGGCACCATATACCTTACCCTTATATTTCTTTACAAACATATAGATTACTCCCGCTGTTCATATAATTTTTTAAAAGTTGCTTCATCACAATCATTTACATCTTTCCCGTCTGGCATCGGTATTGTCCAAACAATCGCAACCGATGACAAATATCTTTTCAGTTTAGCTGCACCTTTGCGACCGGCATCATCACCGTCTGTAGCAATAACGAACTCTGATGCACCTAGCTCTTTGAGCTGCTGAATTTGATATGAATTTCCTGTTCCTAACAATGCTACTGCCGGAAATCCATATTTTACTGCAACTAATGCATCTAGACAACTTTCACAGATTATAACCGATTTGCAGCAATATGGAATCATCTCAATTCCATAAACAGGTTTTGTGACATTCTCGGGATAGTTGAACAATTTACCTTCAATAGATCTTCTACATAAGAAGAGGGTTCTTTTTTGTTTGTCTCGAACTGGAAATGTAATACATGGTACAGGCTTTTTTCGTCCAGGAGGTACCCAATTCATATCAACACCGATGTCGTAATCAGCAATTATCTGATCAGTCAGTCCTCTTTGATACATGTAAGGAACAACATAGCGGTAAGTTGCGAGCTCTTCTTCTGAAACATATTGTACTGCAGATTGAGTTTGAGCTGATATATAATCAAGTGCAAATTTATTTGAAACAGCTTCCATCAAGTTATTTGGTATCAGATCTTCATAATCAACTTCTGCTTCAAATCCAGGGACATTTGCACTCAACCATTCTAGTCCGGATGATCCAATCGACTTACGCTTAAGAATTTCGGTAATCATATCAGGAAGCGGTCTTGCAAATCCACAACTGAAACAATGTGCAAAACCTTCGGGGTACTTCTGTCCATTCTTATATTGAGATCTGATCAGAATTCCAAATGACGGTTTTCGTTCATTTCCATCGCTATGAAATGGACAAAAACATTGATACCAGTCTCCTGATACTTTGTGTGTCCTTATTAGACCATGCTGAGCAAGTGTATTAACTATCAGTTCTACGTCCATTGAATCTTACCTTACTATATCCACAACAGCCATATAAAGCATTATGAATAACTTTGAAATTGTGCACTATATTTACTGGTAGATCATTATTTTTAATAAGCGAAGTTACAAATGCAATTGTTTCATTGAGCACAACAGAATCTATAGGAACATGACGTTTATGTCGCGTGTAACAGCCTAGCACATGTAGTATTGCCGACAATATATTTAGCTCATACAGAAATTCATAACTATTAGATGCAGAATCTAAGCTATTCCACATATCAGATATCATTTCAAATGATTTATGTATATCGTCAGCAGAAATCGATTGAATCATATCTACACCTCAATTAAAATTCAACATCTTCGTAGTTATCATCCCAAGGCATTGTACTTGAATCTGCAAGAGTTGCAGATGTATTTGATGTGATAGTTGGCATCTGAACAGATGGTTTTATCATTGTCGTAGCAACGTCATCATCACCTCCAGGTAGATACTGCATGTTTCCGGTATTAACATCCCAAGCATAACTGAGAACAGGTTTCTGATTGTTTGCTGTACGAGACTTCTCTAATCGAATGTCCAGGACATGTTTATCAAATATTTGTCGGATCGCAAATGCTTGCGTAGCAATTCGTCCTGGATGGTCACTTCCTTCAATGTTGTATAATGACGGAAATGGATCACCTTTATCATCTCTACATTCTTTGGTTTCTCTATTTGCTTGCATAGCAACTACAACAACACAACCATATTGTTTACTTAATTTAAATAAACTAGTACATATATTCTTATATCGAATGTAATCTGTATCGGCTTTGTTAACATCGGTCATATAAGATAGACCATCAATGATGAGTAATTTAATTCCGTGCTTTTTCACAAGCTGCTCAAGCCCTAAGATGTTTACCTCATTTGAAGGCATATCCTTATCTTCTAGTACAAAAACACTTGTATCTTCTTTCATCAAATTTTTGATATATTCATAATAGTTAGCATCATATTTTCCCTGATGTAACTGACTATTCTGAAAGTGCCCGCGCCATGTATCAAATCGAGTTCCAAGATAAGAAGCTTGCATCTCCGGAGAATAATAGAGGACCGGAAATCCATGTTTCTGCGCAGACTCCATTATCTTTGTACAGACCCAAGATTTACCTGTATTAGTACGAGCAAATATCAGCACTAATTCCTCAACTGTTGAAAATCCTCCATACATCAATTTATCAATCTCAGCAAATCCAGTAGGAATTCGCGCTTGCTTGTTAAATTCAACTATCTGATCACTTCTGAGTTTAGCATCTTTGACAATGTCCATTGGATGCGTATTTGATAATTCAGAAACTTTATCGCATTGTCTAGATAAATATTGCCAAGCTTCCGTTACATCTCCGGCACCTAGATCCTTCAACTTATTAAAGGTCTCAATCAGCATTATGTGCTGTTTGTTTTTTCGCATCTCCTCAGACAAGTAAGAGAGCGGTTCAGCAACTGATACTAGATTAATTTCTGGAAATTCTGACTGAAAAGTAAATACATCCGGTACAGATCTATATTGTTGCCTGTGCTGAAATATAAAATGAATATGCGGTTTGAAAACTGAATAATATGACTCATCGAACTCAAGCAACGAATCTACTTCAGATTCGTCAGTGCTTGTAAGAATTTTTGATATTACTTGCAGCTCTATAGATGTGATCATGATTTCACCACCTTAGCTGCTTCAATGAGCTTTGTTTTTAGAAGAGAGAAAAATCTACTGGACTTACTGCTTACTAAATTTCCTAACGGAGGAGACACTATAAGTGTTGTATGTTCACCATCTTCACGTAGTTGCAGAAGATTGAGTAATGTTTGCGATTCAAAGTCCCCGAAATTGACATAATCAATACCAGATATGATAAGTACTTTTGCTGACTCTGCCCATATCTGCATATATTCAAGAGCTTCCATATCAGTTTTAGCTGACCAACTCTTCTTCATATCATCTAAGTATTTAGCGTACTTTAAATTGTATACAGTGCAATGAAGCCTACTACCTTGCCAATTACTGCATATAGCAGAATACGTAAATATGTCTGAATATTGAGCAGTTGTTCTGCGAGAAGACGACCCTACAACATATACTCCTGTTTTGTTTTCAATCTGAGACAACAAGGCCAAACTAGCATCATAATCAATTGTCATATCTGAAAATACAAAACTGCTTAGAGATATATTATTTCGTTCTAGAAGATACGATGTCTCTGCTAATGTAGGGCAAGACTTATCACAGAATGGTTCAATACAGTACGGAGTAAATATACAGTTATGCATTTTCAATTCTCCTTAGTACTGGATTTCGTGTTTGCTTGTATGATACACGAGCGCGCACACACTGACGTGCTATTTCAAGTATATCTGAATATCCGTATCTTATGTAGCTGGATATAGGCATAAACAATGTTAAAAACGGATCTAGAGAACCATACAGTGGATATTGATGTTCGATGTGTTTAACATCTCGTTCTAATAGATAACGTCTTACAACATATTCTTTGATATACTCAGATGTAAATGGAATTGTTTTAGATTCAGGAAGTGCATTCCAAATATCTGCAGTTCTGTATAACTGACCGTCTACTTCTATGTGTGAATAGAAACTCACAAGCTCATCATCAATTACTCGATACAACTTGAAAATATGTGGATATTTTATTAGATTGTCAATAAGTTGATTTTTTGTATATCCTTCAATTGGAAGAATACTGCCGAGTTCATCATCATTGTCTAACGTTGGTTGATATTCGTAGAGAGTAGCTGCACGCGTTTGAATGAATCTGTTCGGAAACAGTTTATATAGATCATCTGCAGTCATCTTAGAAACATCAGTTGTGCATGATATTTCATTTTGACGTTTTGGTATTTCAGGATATGATCGATATATTACATACGGAGTATTATCAATTAGTTGTGCTTTCCATGGATCTTTGATGTTAAACTGTGGAACTATAGGTGGCCTTAAATACAAGTCCTCTTTAGGCGTCGGAGGTGTGTCAAAAGAAGTTATCGGTACTGCGGGTTGAATAGGGCTGACCGGCTCTTCAGTTTTTGCTTCGTAGCTATCTACAATTGCTATGTCCCATATTATATCTTTTTCATTTATATATAGATCTTTAAGAATCGCTCTACAGATACTATCATCAGATATTTCACAATTGAGTACTTCCGCCGATTTCATTATTTCGGGTATGACATCATTAGAGATAACTATCAATGAGATTGAATTCATCACAGCTACAATGTGTTGACGCTGTCGATAGATTCCTGAATACACTTTAATAGCTGCAGAAACTACATTAGCGTGCAACGTAGAGAGCTGAGCTCTGCACGATGGCGGATATTTTAATTTATCTGGAATTTCAGAAAACTTTATTTTCATATTATCTAGTCCTTAATCAATTTACACTTTTTAAGCAACTCAGAATTCATCTTGTAGTCTTCATAAGCATCAAGAACTCCGGGATTGTATTGTCCACACAATCTGTATACACAATCTTCTGTAGGATACATCTCGTTATCTGATAATGAACATAACTGAGATAAACCATTATCTAACAATACATCCCACAAGACTGCAGCTGTTAGTGTAAGTTGTGAAGCGTCAGGATATCTGTTGAAAGAATATATGAAATACGGAACTGCATAAACATTAGAAGTATCTGTTTCAATAGATCTACACCATTCTTCAAATTTCTGTATGAATTGATCTTCTGTATCTACGTTTACATTGTATCCATATACAATAACGATATCTCGGATCCAACCTGGAACACGCTTCATATTATAATGAAAATTTGAACATGATTTTGTTAAGAATCTTGTTTTGAACCAATAATCTAATAATTCAGCACATTTTTGTGCACTGCGCAGTGATATGTGTTTAGTTACTAGAGTTTCAAACACCTTTGCATATTCTACTAACGCTTGTTTTCTTGATACTGAAGCTGTGTTAGATGTCGATACTGCAGAAGATACAGAAGACGTCGAAACAAATGATTTCAATCGATTAAGTTCAGCTTGCATACCATCTAAAACAGCAGCAATATCTGGATTTGAAGATTGTGAAAATTCGACTTCATCCATGTTAGATAAAGTTTCATCTTCAAGTATTGTATAGATGATTCTAACAACTTCGCTGCAAGTAGCTGCAACTTCTTTCAGACGAGCTTTCGACTTTCCATACATTGTATGCGAACTTTCTGAAATATCTTTAACATATCCTAACAGACGCTTCACCTGGAGTTCAGCACTGTTAATATCCATTGAGGCAAGTTACCTCCTTTGCTACAAGATGATATTAAAAATGAGTGTGACGTTCGTTTAGGCTACCTCATCAGCGAGCTACACACGATATCGCTACATATGGATCGGCACACTCAATAGCTGATGATGCAGATTGTAGTGCGGCCACTTTCTGCCGATAGCCCAAACGAACGCCGCACTCGTTGTTTGTATTTTGTATCTTCAACATTATTATAAGATAGATTGAATCATAAATCAATATTATTTGATTAAGATTTTATTAAATTATTTTTTCGCCATATGATTGTGTGTACAGTTTATAACGATTTGCATAATTGGTAAAAATTAAATACGCTATAATAAATATAATTCATTTTATTTCATATATAAATTCATATATTTCATATTTGTATTCATATATTTCATATATTGTTCGTCAATATACCCAATTTTGATTAAATTGATCTACAAAATACCCGGTTTTGGCCAATTTGATGATTTACAAAATACCCGGTTTTGGCCAATTTGATGATTCAATGATACAATAGCATTTTACAAAATACCCGATTTTGGCGAATTTGAAATTGTAAAAACACCCGGTTTTGGCGAATTTGAAATTACTTATATTATATAACGAATCTACAAAATACCCGGTTTTGGCCAATTTGTAAAACAATAATTTCATAAGATTTTCATAATCAGATATTGAATAAAAATTTAAAAATAAATTTTTGAATATCTATTGACTTTTTTATAATAATAATATAAAATAAACTTGTAGATAGAAGAAGATTGATCAAAAAATTTACGAAAAATTTTAACATACATAATCACATTATAGGAGGGTTGATATGAGTACATATTCAAGAGATTACATCAAACAGCGTACACTCGAAATATATAAATCTATGCCGCAAAACAAAGAGCAGCGCAAAGCTTGTTTGAAAGAACGTGATGAAATCATTGAGTTGAATTACACATTTTTTGGATACATAGCATCACATACATTTATAAATAATCCTTCTGTTACATATGAAGATAAATTGCAGTCAGCTCTTATGCACTTCTGTGAATGTTTTTGGTGGTACATGTGGGAGGGTGATGAAACACATAAAGGATATAGAACAGATTTGGCTTGGACTGTTTTCTTCAAACCGCGTATAGGTGAAATGATAGAGCGAGAATTGAATGAAGTAAAATATTCAATTCGACGCTCTTTATGTATGAAAGCCGGAGCACAGCTTGGTAAGCACTGGGCACAAGTCAGATATGAAGATCTTGATAAAGTCAATCTTCCGCCGGAGGAGATGGCTTCACTTAAATCAATGTTTGGTACTATGTACTGGGCAGATTTATCTGAACATGAATTGTATATTCCGGCTCCAACAGAACGTGAATCCGAATTCGCAAATCCTTCAGATAATTATAATACTGTGGAAGAACTTCTTATTCATGAAATGGTTGTGGAAGAGAAAAAACTTACAGATTCAGATCTGTTGCAGATTGCTGATATGTATGGGCTTGATTACTATGAATTGAAACGTAAACTTCCTGAATGCGAAGCTACACTGTATAAAAGATTAAAAGACAGTTTAGATCTGTATAATATGGATTAGATAATTGAACAAAAAAGAAAAGCGCCTGATGCTGTTCAGACGCTTTTTTTTTGTTGTATGAGAATCAAACAGCGATTTTGTCCATCACTTTCAACAGCTTTGCTGAAAGATTAGGTTCAGTTGAGATAGAAAGTCCGGGTATAACTTTCATTCGTCTGTTAAGGTCATATACACTTTCTAACTTGACAAAGTAGTGCTGTTCGTAGTCGAGTGCAGCTTGAAGCAGCTGATACCGCGTTCCATGATAGTTTGCAAGATTATCCATCTCCATACAATTCATGAAAGTTTCTCTCTTTACTGAAATTGTTTCATTAGCTTTGTTCTCCAACGGAGTTCCGTCTGCTATCTGATATGGGAACAGGATATCAAGCGCAGTATTGATGTAACTTTCGGATGTTTTCTCCTTTAACAGATTCGCAGCAGATTTGTTGAGTGCTAGAATTGCCCTATCAACCGAAGAAAGAATCTGACTTGCGATTGCTTCATTTTCATCTTTAGTAGTTGCCAACGGAACTCGGAGGCAATATGTGTTTTTAGATAATGCTTGATTGAGAGTATTCTGACACACTACACGAATGGGTGTGTTAAGAATAGTTATGCGTCCGTCTGATTTAGTATGATCATTTACAACAACGAAATAATGATCAACATCATCATCGACAACTTTGAACTGATCTCGAATCTTGTAGCAAGCAAACACGTTTTCACCTCTGCCTAAACTAGCAGCTGTCTCTACATCGAGAGATTTTCCTACAAGAAAATCAAAAGTTTCGAATGCATCAATGTTCTGAATGAGCTCCGGAACTTTATTTACAAGAGCTAATACAGCATCATTATCTTCTCTGTAGATCGCATGGTAGCTCTTTATGTGATCGTGGCGATCAGTGAAGATAGGTAACGCAGCTACGGTCCAGTCAAACTTGCCAGCTGCAACCAGCTCGCGGGCTGATTTCGGGCTTTCAGTTAATATCTGACCTTCTCGATGCCAGGGCACTTCTCCTACGTATATCATGGAATCAATGTTTGCACTCATGTGTGAGTACCTCCTTCATATTTGTTGTGTATTCTATAACGATTCATAAAAAAAGAACTGAGTTTTCTCAGTTCTTTCATCAGTCAATATAATCTAGATCTCGTGCAGCTTGTACGACCTCTTGGAATGAATGACCGTCATTGAGTAATTCTAACACTACATTATCTAAATCAAACTGATCGGATAGTTCGTATTCAGTGATATATTTATGCACTGTTTTGCTATCTGCGTTTTGAACAAGACCTAGTCGATCTAGAGTTTCAACTGAAAATCTATCGAGCATTTCTTCAGGCTCAACTTCTTCGTTGTTAAGATCAATAGGTTCATAATTAGATTCGCATACTATCAAGTTATCATCATCGTCAATGATTGCGCTGATAAATGCAACATCTAGATCTCTTAACGCATTCCAGCCGACATCTTGTAACCTTTGAATGAGGATAATGTTTGCATTTTGTCTGCGAAGATCTCTGATTGTATCCTCAAGATTAAATCTGTAGAATATTGTCTCTTGTACATATTCTCTCATGTTTGTTCTCCTTAGTTTACGGCATTCGGCAACTTACCACGTTTATCACCTGTAAGTTTGCTGTATTTAAAGTTATTGCGTAAATTAACGTAGTAGAAATGTCCCTTGCTAGGAGCTGTCACCCATTTTCTATATAGAGATATCGGCACATCATATAATACGTATATATCACCTGGACCACCCGTTTTGTCTGCTTTGAACTGAACATATACGTCACCTGTTTTATCGTGTCTATCTCGTATGTTGATGTTGTAACCCCATACATTGCTGGATTTAACTCTTACAATGTGCGTCATTATATCTTTTGTCGAGATCGACGCTTGTATTATTGATTTTCTTTCAGCCGAATCGCAGAAGCAGATTTCTGCAATTGAAGCTCGAATCAATCTTTTCATTTAATTTAATTCCTTATGTAGATGTAAATATTATATGCAATTGAGCTGCGATGTCATCTGCAGTCATTTCGTTTGATGCAGATACTATATCAACTGCAATTGAGATAAATTGTTCTCGTTTTTCATGTGTGCGTTGAATCAACTCTGGTGTTATCTTGAACAAAGGATATTTGTTTGGTCCCGTCTGTGTTGCTTTGAAATATCCAAGATCCGCACGCGCATCTTTCAACGATTCGCCTAACTCTTTTCTGAATAACTTCTCATATGTATTGATGGATAACTTCTTGTTATTCGGCTTCACCTCATAATCATTGATGATGGATACGAATTCGGACAATTCGTCTATCCAGTGATTCAAATCTCGAGTGCTATCATCATATATCAATACTTTCAGAAGATGCTCGTGTATAGCAGGCATTAGATGCTCAATGCGATCCTCTACTATCTTGCGAGGATGTGCGAATGCGAATATATTTTGTTTTAATCGTATAAGTCGTTTCATCTGTGCATCTCCATCCTTTATTATAAAAGGTCCATCATTTGTTGACCGGCAGTGGTTTGATTGCGTAGCTGCTGCGTTTGAGAGATATTAAGACTCAATTCAGGATGTTCGTTGTAACATCGTTGAATCCAGTATGTCTCTCTGTTCAGCAAGTTCTCCGTCAACGAAACTATCTCGATTATCTCAAACAAATAATCTGTAATATTATCGACCGGGAAGCGATCCGTTTTCATGTGCTCTGCCCATCTGAACATAGGCATATATTTTGTTTGGCCTACATAAAACTCTCGTGTAGATTTCTTTGTTATCTTATATATGTATCCAGCTATTTTTGATGTGAACATATCGCGTGTAACAAAGAACTCACTGTCATCTTCTGGTTTCAATTTGAGTTTTTCGTCATACTTGTATTGATCTTTACACTTTGTGCAACAGAACCGCTTGTATTTGTAGTCCTGAATATTGTAGAAATCATGACGAATCTCATAGTCCTCAAAGGCGATAGGCCTGCTGTAATATGTGGTCACATGTGCGTGACAGTTATCGCATTCAAACTCAATTCGGTTGAAATATCGCTCAGTTGTAAAGCAATGTTCCCCGATTATGATGCAATACATATCGCCGGGCTGAAGTTTCTTGCTGTATGCAAAAGGAATATTACCGTATGTATCTCGTATTATAGATTTAAATTGATCTCGACTGTCGCACACTATCACATCCATCAATAACTCGATGTTAGATCCCTTACTAGCACTTGAGTAAAATCCAAAGGCGATCTCATCAGTTGACGAGATCGGCTCTTCAGGCACTTGATAGATTCTGTATATTATTTCAAGCATATTATTCGGACGCTTCCTCTATACTGTCAATGGCTGCTTGAAGCGTATCCGCGGCATCTTCAAGCGAAGAGAGCGCTTCCTCCAGGTTGGAAACTGCGGCATCTGCTTTTTCATATCTTTCAGAATTCTGAAAACTTTCAGGAATGTTGTCGCGACACTCTTCCTCTTCATCCTTTATGGATTCAAGATCATCTTTGGTAGATTCAATATCTCCGAGTATACTTTCAATTGCACTGATTACATCAGCAAGTGATTTACGTCTTACATCGTTCATTTTATATTCTCCTCATTTTTATGTATTTCATATTCACTGATAGTAGGCCAATTTTCATCAGGCCAATCCATTCCAGGGTCATCTGCCCAAGGTTGATATGATTCTTCTTCATGAATGTAGTCAGCATACAACTGCTTCAACGAATCATCTGATTCTGAATCCTTCTGGGCAGCTCGAATCAATGTGTCATCCGAATTGACAACTGATCGAGTTGTAGACACATCGTAGTATTCATCTTCTTCTGTATAAGGATCAATTAGATCGCTTGGATCTTCCTCAAAGTATGGACAATGTAATACACCACCAAACTCTTCATATTCTGCAAACTCGAGATCCGTCATCAGATCCTCTTTAGTGCACTCTGAATAGCCCACACTGTAATCTTTAAACAGGTGTTTTGCACCTACCGCACTTGATGTACTCAGTCATTGTATCGTTCTCCTTCGCTCATCTCCCGCACAAGCTATCGTACTGCTTCTTTGTCATCAACACGATGTCATCTGAATGCTCTGCACGTCCGGTTTGAATCAGGTCTCGAACCTCTTCTTCGTTTATCTTAGTATCATTAAACAGGGCTACCAGATTCATCGAATACTCTCCACCGATAACTCGTGTGAATTCTATCATCATTATATGTTCAGTCATGTTGATCATCGCTCCTTATCTATCGCCGAAGTATTCACCGTTCTCAATGTCGCGGACGCATCTGAGCAGTTCCTCAAGTGAGTTGCTGTTCATGATATCTTCCCACTCTCGAGGGCTGAGGACCTGACATTCTCTGTATCCGACGCGGCAGATGGTTGTCCACATCCAATCCTGACCCAGGTCAAGATAGACATCTTCGACTGTGTAAGTTGCGTTGTGCTTGCTGTCGTAAGTGAGCATCCGAGCTACTATCTGTAACTTCTTGTATTCTGGTTCGGTTTCTTTAACGATTCTGTATTTCATGTTAGTTGTCCTCCTTATAGATGAGATCGGCGAGTAGCTTGTCTACGGGCTTGCCGGTTGATTTTGATTCTTCAAATAACTTATTAGCGATTTTCTCGCTCTCATTTCGCGTGTAGTTACCGACATCTTGAAGAATGTCGATAACTAACGCGAAGTTCTTAGTTGTTTTCAGCTTCATGTTCTACCTCGTCTCTGATTTCGAGGTCTATGTCTATGATTTCGTCCATTTCGACTCCGAGCTCTTCGAGCTCATGAATCAACTTTGTGACCTCCTGGCCGCCTTCAGATGTCTGATAATAATGACGAGCAGCTTCTTTGAACTGATCAATTGTGCAATCGATAGCGTTGAGTCTCATCTGCTCCATCATGTAGTTGGTTCTGAGAACCATTCGGCTCAACGTCATCATATCGCCACCTCCATTTCTACGATCTCTGAAGTAGATTTCCAGAAGTCTGTGTTCTCGGGATTCTTGTATGCGTAAGCTCTGACAACGTCGCACTTGCGAGTGTAACCATATGCTTTAACTGCAGCAGCATGAAGTTCTTTGTACATCCCGGTCTTCTTCGGATGGTCACCTAAGTAAGCGATAAGAGCTTCGTTTCTGCCGATGTAAGCGATTGCAGTCTCGCCTGCGAAGTTCGGATTCTCTAAAGTTGCGATAGATGTCTCTTTCACCATGTAATACTTCATCTTGTAAACTCCTTCTCTTGAAGAATTGATTTATTTTACAAGTATATTATAAGCCCTTCTGATTAAATCAGTATTATATATTTATTAAATTTTTATAAATTTTAAAGATCAATACATAGAAAAAGCTCCGATGTATTTCGGAGCTTTGTTTCATATTACTCTATTGAGTGCTTTATCATACGACCAAGGCTGTATTTGTTCAAATGCATGTGCAATAGCAAACACATCTTCATCTTGATACTGCTTTCCGATGATCTGCATCCCTACCGGAAGCCCATCGTTTGTCATACCTGCCGGAACAGATGCAGCTGGATATCCGACGAAGTTGACCAGGGGTGTTTCGGCAAATGCAATGAATCCTATATTTGGATCAATTGCAACTCCGTCTACTTCCTTTACACATCCGTTGTCTTCATTGCGAAGCGGCGGACATATTGATGTCGGAGAGACGATTGCGTAATATCCTTGATCAAATACATCTTCAAAGTTGTCAAGAATATCTGTCCGAATCTCATTGAACGTGCGCATGCTGTGAATATCAGTATCATATGCGATTTTATTGAATTTTATAAACTCTTCTGGTAGCTCATCTCTGTGATCCTTAACCAGATCGAGTCCTTGACCTCTCCATAACTCTAAGTCGAGAGCGGTATCAAGCGATATTGACCATGCCCAGCAATACATTATACTGTATGCGGGAAACTTGAAGTTGAAATTGACGAAGTCTACGTGTGCTCCAGCTTCTTCAAGTCGTTTAGCTGCATTGAATACTATTTCACGAACTTCACTATCCGTTGAGAAAAGATTGAAGTCATATGTAAATGCGATCTTCTTTCCCTTGATCGGCTTCTTCATCAACTCTAAGAAATCCTTATTGTTGTTGATCGGAAGACTGATCGGATCTCTCGGATTGTATCTCGCCATTCCGTTGAGCATCTGCGCGCTATCTTCAACTGTTTTTGTAAGTGCACCATTGAAACAATATGGATGTGTAGCTGACCAACCATCTGGCCTACAGTAACTTGGAATAGTTCCCAGCGATGCTTTGAAGCCGAAAAGATTGCACCAGCCTGCGGGAATTCGTATAGATCCACCTGCATCTCCACCTTCCCCAAGAAGAATGAGACCGTCTGCAACAGCTGCTGCGGTACCGCCAGAAGATCCACCTGACGTTCTTCCGGTATCAAATGGATTCTTAGTAGCACCATACATCTTGTTGATGCAAGCTCCACTGAATCCAAATGCCGGCGCATTTGTTTTTCCTACCGCTATAGCACCAAATTCTTTTGCAGCGGTGTAAAACATAGAATCTGCATCGTCAACTGCAACGAGTGATTTTACGCCGCCGTGAGAATTTGTCCACCCCTTCTTAGATGGTAAGAAATCTTTAAGGGCAACAGGAACTCCAGCAAAAGGTCCACAGTATTCTCCTGACTGAATACGCTTTTCCAGCTGACGTGCTTCCTCCATTGCATCCTCAATCTTTGTGTAGGTAAATGCATTGATTGACGGATTTCTAGCTTGTATGCGTTCTGCAAAGTAGTTGATTACTTCCGTAGGTGAAACTTGTTTAGTGTTAACAAGCTCACCTAACTGTACTCCGGATAATCTTTCCAGCTCCATAGATTACACCTTCACATTGTATTTGTTGAGATATTCCGCACCGACATCTTCTTTCTTCCACTTCCTCGCTATCTTGTAGCCTAAAGGGGAGAAGATGGCTTCTATAGCGAGTTCCAAAAGCATCATCAAGAATGAACATACAAACACCTGCTGAATTGTCCATCCAAAGAAGATGAATGATACAAACAATGCAAATATGAAGTTATCTACAAACTGACCGGCAGCTGTTGAAATGAAACTTCTTACAGCAAATCCGCCGAAAGTATCTTTCTTGTCAACAAGTTTACCTATCCCTTTGTTGACAAGAGAATTAACTAGACCTCCAAGGAACATCGCCGCCGCTGAACCGACAACTACATACCATGTTGATGCAAACGTGGAATCCAGCGCAGCGTTGATAGCAGCACTGATTTCAGGGGTTGCTCCGGCATAACTAGATGCCCAGATTCCGGGAATAGAAACAATTGCAGCATATAGAAGTGCAGTAAGCAAACTTATTATTGTTGCAATTGTGTTGAGTATGGTTGCAGCTTTTGGTCCAAAGCGTTTGCAAACTGCATCCATACACAGAAATGATATCCATGAAACAAATATGCCTGCAGTCGATGCTAACCACGGAAGGTTGAAAATCGACTTGTTGGCCAGTAAATTCATGGATATCACGGATAGAATGAATACTGCTGTTACGATACCTGGTATCGCTCTCATAGTGTCTTTGACTTGTGTTAACAATTTCTTCATGTTAACTACCTCCATTATTTTTATTTTAAGACGGGCTGTCAGGATGTTACAAAACCGTCTTATTTGCATTCTTCGTATTGATTATTTGTTTCTATCTAAAACAGAAGAGTAGTCGCCTACACGAAGATCGTTGCAGATATCTCTGACCTTCTTGAGCAGATGCCGCACATTTCGACAATCTTCTTTATTAATCAATACAGTGTATATGATAGGGCTATCTGGTTGCAGATCTGTAAGCTTCATAGGATGATCAGATACTCTGAATTTGACTTCAACAGGTTGTCCTAGTATATCTTCAAGACCTTCATAGTACTCCGGTTTAACTGCAATGTAGTACGAATAGCTGTCCCCACTTTGATATTCGTGCAGTATTTGCAAACCATGATGCAGTATGATCTGCATCACGTTGTATATCAAGTCGTTGTATGCTGCTCTTTGTTCTTCAGTTATTTGATATTCTTGCTGAATACTAGATCGACGAGTTAAGTAATCAACAGTTCGTGCTGCAGCTACATCATCCGAGTAATGATTCAAAATTACATCAATGCAAATCAAGTATCGTGGAGCATTCTGTGTTGATCTTTTCATTCTTATTTCCTACTTCAGTTATATATATACTATAACGATTCATCAATAGTGACCATACAAATCTTCGTCAGTTTCTTCTTCCTCACTACGCCATTCAAATTCAAACGGACCGTCACATTCATATATAGATCCACGTTTACCTACATCATAGCTGCTGAGATAGTCTTCATCAAGACATTCATCTGCAAGTTTCTTAAGCAAGTCCTCGTAATCGTCTTCGCTGTGGCAATCTTCGATACCTTCAAGTATGTAGCGCGCGCCGTCTGCATATTTGTAGAGCCAGTTAGCATAATCAGACAGATCGTTTGCCCAGCCCTCAAGATCATATGTGTTATCAAATACGTCACCGTCATTGTACCATTTGTAAATCAACTTGTTGATAGCAGTGACGATTTGATTCATCATCTTTTCGCCTTCGCCACGGTCTGGAAGATACTTATTAAGTATATCTTCAAATTTATTGTAGTAACTCCATTCAACTGACATTTGTTATTATCTCCTATTACGTTTATTTATGTATATATAAGGTATGCTACGAATTAATCAAATTTATATTTTCTGCGAATTGATGCAAATACAGATCCGTCGTAATCTTCAAACAGCTCCTCAGGTGTTCCTTCAAACAGCGTGATCTCCGGTGGATTTGTTTCAGCATCATGTCCTATCCAAATACGTGCGGGCATATTATTTATATTACCGAAGGTGTCCCACATGAAGTTTTCTATTGTAGATCGCCAGTTGTATCCTTGTGAAGATATTCTGAAGTAGATAGTATCTTCTCCAACAGAATCCAATTTACCTCCAGCTCGAACCCTTAGAAAATTCTGATTCAAATAGTATGCAATCTTACCTGCAATCTTAACATCGTCAAGTCGTTCCCAATTCTCAATGATAGCGAAACTTTCATCCTCTTTCATACCTGTCATGATATCAAGAAGAAGCGATTTTGTTGTCTCACATGGATCATAAGTATCACAGTACATGATATTGTAGAGAAGATCATCAAACGTAGCATCATAATCGGCATACAATTCTTGTGATACACGAACATACAACCAGTCTGTAGCAGCTTTACGTATTGGACCACTTAGATCATTATCAAATATCCAGTCAACAACACGTTCAATTTCTGAATAATTATCTTGAGCTGTTCCTGGATTCGGATGATATGCGTTGTCAATACAGTTATATACATCTCCGTACTTATCTAACATCACGCATTCACCATGGATGACGTATCCTGTAGGTGCTTTATTACACAGTATCTTTTTCATCAGAATAAGAATTCATACTCCTTATATGCTTTTGAGATGCGTTTGCATATCTTTTTAAAGATCAACGCAGCCCCTTCCTCTATATTATATAACGATTCTGGTTCATAAATATCGAAACCAAGTGTTCTCTCTTCAGGGCTGAGTTCTATCACATTGACTCTTATTTTGTTGAGATATGTCGTGATATTGAGGTCTAACACCATTTCATGAACTTCAGGATCTGATACATTTTCCACATATGGCTCTCTATATAGTAAGGTGATGTATACATCGAATGTGTTAGGCGTAGTTTTGAATTTAAATGCACCGTCAAGCCAGTTATACATGTATCGACCTATCATGTTAACTTGTTGACTTGCAGGAATCTTCTTAAATGTTTTCATGTTATATCCGTCCATTCTCCATTTACATATCTATGTATCTTTAGTTTGCGTTCCCACTGTCCTGCAGATGAATTATACTGCCATAAGCCTAGGCTTGATATCGGAACAGCTACCCAAGTTCCTGTAGTTGCATCATATTTATGTACGATTGAAGCTGCGGGGGTTTGTGACCAGTTAGAATACAGCTGTATTAAACTAGAATCCGACGGCAGCGGATCAGATGGCTGAATCAGCGTTCCACCAGGTGTCAGTGACCATCCGTCAAAAGTATATCCAGTTCGAGTAGGTACTGGAAGCTGTCCAAACACAGGCTGTTGCCACTGTGCATACAATGTTAAATTAGCATTACTTGTATATGATTGTGCAACTGTGTATGTGGTTCCGGTTCCGGCTGCATTAGTATTCCAATTGATAAATGTTTTGGTGTATCGTTGCGTTTCAGGAGTTGCTACATCTGAAGGCACATTGAAATGAACAAAATATGGACCCGCAGGAACATCAGGACCGCGTCTTATCAATATAGGGCCATCTAAAGATTTGACAGCTACATATGTAGAAGTGTTCCCGTCAAACTGTCCTCCGTTAGCATTATATGTTATCACAGCATTTTCAAGTGCATCTTTTAATGAGAATGTAGATGCCCATCCCCACCAGTCAGCTCCAGAAGTGTGTGTGGTAAATTGATTAAATTTAACATACAAACTCGCAAACGCGTTCATGGACTGATACTCTGATTTAAGATAGAAATATAATCTTTCATTAGATGTATCTGCAATGAATGTAGCTGTAGCACCATCAGGAGCATCTGTATATACATCACCATCAGATAGTACACGAGTTGCTACCACAATGTGAGGAGGTTCATACATGTGCGAAGTTGGATCATATATCGAAGAATCTGTTGATGCAAATATCGCATTTATACGAGGTAAAGATGCACCTCCAATTGTCCACGAATAGGGATTAACAGCTGGAAGTGATGTGATTCCATATTGACTTGATGTTATGTGATTGTATACTAGTTCAACTTCTTTATTTGTTCCTGATGTATTGACTGCGCTATCAGGAGTTAATATTAGATACAGACCAAATGGTCGCTGGTTGAGCCAGCGTGCATTATGTGCTGAATACTTAGATCGGACGAGTTTCAAATATGTGATATAGATTTTTGCAGGATTGGATTCGTCAACTTCTAAGGTAGCCGTAAGTCTATCTTCGCCCGTACCTCCTACTTCAGTCCCAACTAAATGATTAACTATCTTATATTTAAATCTTGCCATATGTGTTCACCTGCTGTAAATTTAACTGATCACCAGCCGATGCCGATAGAACCATCAGGAATATTAGGATCAGCTAGCGGTTCAGTTTTTGAAATATATAGACGAACTGCAGCATTAGTTCCGGGATGGAATGTTATGTATCCATTCGGCATGTCTTCTTTGATAGATTTTAGATGATATCCGAGTATATCAATAGCTTCATTGCGAGCTAGTGCATTTAACAACATTGACCATATTATATTGTGACTGTGATCGAGGTCTCTTGCTTCAATAGTTGAAGGTGAGGAAGGAAGCGACGGTACTACAGTATTAGGATTCTCTGAGATAGTATAATCAACACCATCTTCATCAGTGAGCGATAGTGCTTTGAATGTGTCACCAGATTGATCAAATTCTACCAGCTGTGCCGGACCTTGTGTGTGCGAATATGGATCATTATAGTTGATGCTGTTGACCAATATTTCTACAGATTCTGGAAGGTACTGTAGATAAAGATTTGGTACTGTGAATATTACTTTTGCTGCCCAAGGGAATACAGCCGGACCTAAGTAGTCGCCATCTTGCGGATCTGCAGTTGTCCAAGAGTCCATTCCAGCTGTCCCATTCAGTACGCTGCTATCTGTAAATCCTGTTAATATGATATAGGGTTCACGACCTGCTTGAATTTTAGAAGTCAGTTCTAGTCGTAATACAGGAGCTACAGAGAGGTCCGGTGTAAATGCAGATACAGGCTCAGTAGCTGACTGAGGTGTCCATGTACCTGCTTGAAGAAGTATGCCGTCAAGTATCTTAGGATAGCTCTCATTTAATCTAAGACGTCGTTTCTGAAGCATCCATCCTGATATATCCGAAGACATCGGAAGTTGTGCGGGGTCTGCTACTGATCCAGATGGATGATTATCAGGATCATTTCCAAGCATCCATCCGTAACTTTGAACTTTGTACGGAAAGATTGTTTCACCTGATTCAAATAGACCTTCGCCATCGAAGTAAGAAGCATATATAGTATTCGCTGCCCTCAATCTAGTATTTGTAGGTAGTTGAATATCTAATCGATATCTACGTGCAGAGCCTACATACGTACCGAGATCTGCAGGTACTCGTAGTACAAGCGACGTGCCCATAGCAATAGACGACGATAACCATTCCTTGGGAGATGCTGGAACAGCATCAGGATCTGTAGATTTGACTTGTTTCACATACTCTTCATAAGCATTCAAGCCCATCACACGACCTTCATCCCATAATTCTGCCATAATATGTTAAACCTCCTAGATTCACGATTGTATACTTTTATAGAAGGTTTACATGCATATGAATATAAAAAATAGAATGCTAAGTAGCATTCTATTAAATATGAATATTAGCAGATGAGGAATTTTGTTATTCAGTAGTGACGTAAAAGTCTATTACAAAGGACGTAGAATCACCCGGGGCTAATGTAACTGGTGATTCCAATACTTCACGGTACAATAAGTATTGACTGCTATTGCCAGTTGCGCCAATAGCACTGCCGGCGATAAGTTGCGATTTATATCCGATTTCACCTATTATCATATTAGTACTACCATTATTTGTGACAATAACAGTAATTCGTTTAATAATACGATTTAGACTTTCGTCACTGATTGGAGTTGTTGATACCTTACCTGAAATATTTGAGCCTATGGTTGACTCTAATTGGTAGTCATTAACACTCGGAGGGGTTGTACCAGAGCCTACAGACCAACCTTGTGCACTATAATTTGTAGTGAAACTATCCATACTATCGCTTGACGGATAGGCATAGCTTTGTACGGGTACAAGATATCTTTCAACTCCGCTTATATCACGAACTTTAATGTATGTCGTTTTATTATAGTTGTTGCCGAGCATAACTATTTTTGAAAGATTTATAAAGTTATTAGTCAGCATTTATTATTACCTCCATTTGATTATTATTTGTGACATCTTCTGCGGTAAGTATGTGATTTACTATTGGCACAACAGTTAATTCTGTTTGTACAGAACTACCTCCGTTATCTGTACTAAACGTTACATATTCTCCAGGATGATCGGCGTCTTCGAGTTGCACGTTATCTATATTTTGAATAACGTCGTTTCCTAGTTTTACATTTTTCTTAGGCGTCATATTGTTGTTAAATAAACCTCCTCTGTTCTTATACTTGCTGCATCTATATAAGGTTGCAGTAGTAGAAAATAAATAAAGAGAACAACTAAAAGTTGTTCTCTAAACCGATGATTTTTTTGTGTTGTTATCTTAGAGGAAGTCCGGATTCGACATTCTCATAGAGCCAATTTATAAAGGTTTCATCTGTTATGTTTTGATCACCAGATATAGTAATAGTTTTATATAATGTACTATACCAATTATTATTGGCATAAGCTATCAAAGAATTATTGTTGTTATTATTAGTAAATCCATATTTAAAATAATTATCATAAAAATCAATATAAATAAATTCATAATTATTATATGAACTATTTTTAAAATTTATATTATATTGACCAGAAATAGAAATATTTATATTATCTTTAAATACAATAACATCACCATCGTGTAATACTAACACATCAGTAAAATCAGCATACAACGAAACTTCATCTGATTGAGGTGTATATGGAAATGTTACACGAGTTGATGCATCACCTTTGACGCTATTCCATCCACTAAACGACGCTGAAGGCTTCGTTGGATTGACGGGAGCCGATACAGATCCACCGGACTGCACCATACTGATTGCATATGTGTTGTCATCGTAGTTTATGAATTTAACTGAATGTCCACCCGAGATTGTAGAGCCTAGCGAGAATGCGACATATTGCCCTGAGTTATTAGCATCTTCAATCTTTACAGTTTCTATATCATTGATTACATCGTTGCCGAGTTTTATGTTTCTGCCCATAGCTGAAATCGCTCCTAGAATATAATTTGTTGTAAATATACAAGGTTGCATAATGTTAAATGCCCTACTATAGAAGTAAGGGCATCATCAACATATTATGTTGCAGGAACTATTGTGTTTGATGTGTAGTATGTTGTATTAATTGTAGGAGTACTTTTAAAAGAACCACCTGTAATTGCAAACATCAGATATAAAGAATTGCTGTCAGTAGAGCCATTACCTTCAGAAGGGATACGATATGGTGTATTATATTCAGAAGTTTGAGTATCTGACAACTTTATGGAGGTACAACCGTAAAACATACCATCATAACAATAATCAGCCAACGTAGTAGCAGGTAAAGCAGGAAGAGTCGTAAGAGAAGTACATCCGTAAAACATCTGATAATAACAACTATTAGCTAACGTAGTAGCAGGTAAAGCTGGTACTGTTGTGAGAGAAGTACATCCCATAAACATATAACAGTAGCAGAAATTACCTAACGTAGTAGCTGGTAATTCTGGAGCAGTTGTGAGAGAGGTACAGCCTCTGAACATACTTTGATAACAATTCTCAGCTAACGTAGTAGCAAGTAAAGCAGGAGGAGTCGTAAGAGAGGTACAACCATTAAACATAGTATCATAACAACTCTCAGCTAACGTAGTAGCAGGTAAAGCAGGAGAAGTCGTAAGAGAGGTACAGTTATAGAACATACTGTTATAACATGACAATGCCAAAGACGTAGCTGGTAGAGCTGGGGCTATTGTGAGAGAAGTACAGTTTCCGAACATACCTTGATAGCAACGACTAGTTAATGCAGTAGCTGGTAATGCTGGAGCTGAAGTAAGAGATGTACAACCGTCGAACATATAACTGTAGCAGTTTCTAGATAACGCAGTAGCTGGTAATTCCGGAGCAGTTGTAAGCGAGGTACAACCATAGAACATATATTGATAACAACGGTCAGCCCACATAATAGAGCCCCTCAACGTTGTAGCAGGTAATTCTGGAGCAGAGATAAGAGCAGTACAACCATAGAACATATAACTGTAGCAGTCTAGACCCATTGTCGGGTGATTACCATCAGTTACAGTCTGATAATCTAGCAGGTTCTCAATATTTCCGCTACATGAAATATTTGACCCAGACAACACCCATCTCGAACTTAAACTATTGCTATTACCAGTTATTCCTTTATTTCCTGTACCTCTAAGGTACAGTTTATTATTAGATCCACTACTAAGCGTTGTAGTTCCATCCCAAGTATTCCATGTTGTTGTATCTGTAGAATACTCTAATGTTCCACCCCAGTGCTTTACATTGTCATAAACATTTAATGTAAATGAATTAGGACTACTAAATGTTACGTATGAATTTTGAGGAGGTTGTTCTTGATTCCGCTTCACATATCCATGTGATGCAATTCCCCACAAGTAATAGGTTGTATTAATTAAAGGAGTACCTGTAAAAGTACCTCCGGTATTAGCAAACATGCTGCTCAATGCATTATTTGCATCAGTACCTGTACCGCTTAATGGAATTCGGTATGGAACTTGATAATCTCCTGTTTGAGTATCTGATAATTTCATAGAGGTACAGCCACTGAACATCCCATTATAACAACTCTCAGCTAACGTAGTAGCTGGCAATGCTGGAGCTGCTGTAAGAGCTTTACAATCAGAGAACATACTCCGGTAACAACTATAAGCTAACGTAGTAGCAGGTAATTCCGGAGCTTTTGTAAGAGACGTGCAGTAGTGAAACATCTCATAGTAACACTTCCCAGCCAATGCGGTGGCTGGCAATGCTGGAGCTGTTTTAAGTGAAGTACAGCCATTGAACATGTCCTCATAACAACTATAAGCTAACGTAGTAGCGGGTAATGCTGGGACTGTTGTGAGAGAAGCGCACCCATAGAACATGAAATCATAACAACTCTCAGCTAACGTAGTAGCTGGCAATTCAGGAGCTGTCGTGAGAGCAGTACATCCTGCAAACATGTATCTATAGCACTCACTGACCAACGTAGTAGCTGGCAATGCCGGAGCTACGGTAAGAGCTGTACAGTTCTGAAACATAGCCTCGTAACAAGTGGTAGTTAATGTAGTAGCTGGTAGTTCCGGAGCTGCTATAAGAGCTTTACAGCCGGAGAACATAACACCATAACAACCACCAATCATTGTAGGATGATTTCCTGAAGCTACTGTTTGATAATCAAGAAGATTTTCTATGTTTCCTATGCAGGAAATATTCGATCCAGTTAGTCCCCAGCGACGCTTACTGACATTTGATGTTATATAAGTATTTCCTGTACCCCTTAAGTATAATTCATTATTAGGTCCACTGCTGAGAGTTGTTCCAGTCCAAACATTCCATGTAACAGTATCAGTAGAGTACTCAATAGTTCCATTCCAGTGTTTTGTTAAGTCGTAAACCTGTAAAGTAAATGAACTAGGACTACTAAAAGTTAAATAAGGATTTGGCATTATTTATCATCCTCCTAAGTAGATAATTATGCATTAGGATCTGGAGCATATATTGTGATTCCGTCGATTACTGCTATTGGAATACCTGTGGAAAGTACTTGGACTACTGTACCTTCTTGGGGCATGTTGACGTTCTTCCACTTCTGAGAAGCACTATCGTATGTGATACCTTGTCCGTCAGAAACATTGTTGATAGCAACGTCTGTTAAGTCAACAAGTGCTGAAGCACCGCCACCACCTTGTTGAATCGCTTGATAGATACCGTCGGAAGTAACTCCATTCAGACTTCCTTGAGTTGGAGTATTATCAAGAGGTGTATGTGTTAACCAAGTAACAGATCCATCAGGATTCTCAACGAGTCCATTAGGATATAATTTGCTGTTAGACGTATAAAGAGTTGTATTTATACTAATAGACTGAGCAGTACCTCCTGTTCCTTCAATCATCATATCCAAACTGTTAGAACCCGCTGTTCCTGTTCCAGACGCAGGAACTCTATATGAACCAACATAATTACCTACTTGAGTACTCGAAAATTTAATCGAAGTACAACCATTGAACATATACTCATAACAAGCCTCAGGTAACACAGTGGCGAATAAAACAGGAAGTACCTCAAGGGATGTACACCCTCTGAACATCTCATAATAACAATCCTTAGTCAACGTAGTAGCAGGTAAAGCAGGGGGAGTTGTAAGAGCAGTACAACCTTCGAACATACTGAAATAACATCCATTAGCTAACGTAGTAGCTGGTAGGAGATCAAACGGAACATCTACAAGAGATGTACAACCACGGAACATACGACAATAGCAATTTTCAGCTAATGCAGTAGCTGGCAGTCTTACTGTCAGCGGACTTTTCAACGATGTACAATTATCAAACATGCCTTCAAAACTTCTAACTCCTACTGAAGTAGCTAATATTTTAGGAGTGGAAGTAAGAGCAGTACAACCGGAAAACATATCAGCATAACACATAGCCCCTACAGCACGAGCAGGTAAAACATGAGGTGAATTCACAAGAGACCTACATCCATTGAACATGAAAGAGTAACATGATATCAGAGAACCTAAATTTGTTGCTGGTAGCTCAGGAGCATATTTAAGAGAGGTGCAGCCCGAAAACATATAAGAATAGCACTCATCATGCAGTACAGTAGCAGGTAATTCTGGAGCTACTACAAGAGAGGTACAACCTTGAAACATTTGTTTGTATCCGTATAATTCTACATTAAGTGATCCAAGATATGGAGCACCTGAAAGCGCAGTACAATTCTTAAATAAACTACGGAATGCACTAGCACTCATCTTTGGATGCAAACCTTTTTCTACACTTTTATAATCTAATATGCTCTCTAGGTTACCTGAACATTGTATAAGAGATCCTGTAAGAACCCAAGGATAGAAATTATATTGAGCCGCTGTTACATAAGTATTACCTGAACCTCTTAAGTATATTTTATTGTTAGCACTGCTTACTGTTCCACCTGACCAGGTATGCCAATTGACTGCATCCGTAGAATACTCAATAGTTCCATCCCACGCTTTTATATTATTTGTTACTTGTAATGTAAATGAGTTGTTACTAGTAAAGACTATATAACTCGAAATTTCATTTCTCATTTGGGACAGCGAAACAGCATCAGTATTGTACTGCGTATACGGTAGTCCAGTCACTCTATTGTTTTGCATGTTGATAGTTCCTGACATAGACCCGCCGCTGAGACTCAATTTATTACTTATTTCATCAACTAACTCTTGTTTTATTTGATCTATCTCCTCAGGAGTTACACCTTCAGGAGCATATATAGAAACTCCGGCTATTTCAGCTATCTTAACGCCTTCTGAGAGTTTAGCACTTATCGAAGTTTTATCTACTTTAAGACTTCCATCGGCATTCATCTTCAGCAGAAGCGACTTAATAGCTCTATTAAGATGTTCTTCACCTAAAAACTTTTTCATATATAAATTGTTCTCCTCTCACTGTTATCTCAATCATAATACCAAACAAGCTTTCCTGGGAATGAACTGTTTGGATAAAACCATCGCGTATTACCTCCAAAGCTGAACTCAGCACCGCCACTCCAAATATCTTCAGGATTAAAGCTTACATAATTTAACTTACATAACATTTTTCCTGTTTTACCAGATTCCAGAAAATTCGGATATTCATTGTAGAAGAATACCTGATAACCGTCTTTGACATATTGATATATCTCCTCTATTGATATATCTAAGATATGATGACCACTCGGTTCATCATAGTAATTATCTATGCACTTTATTTTACCGTGTCCTAGAGACACAATCCCTTCTTCAATATTATTCAGTCTGTCAGCTGTAATAATATCAGAAGGTCTCCAAATATGCTGTGTATAACTCATATTACTTCTCCTTCACGATTTATGTTACTCAGCACTATTATCAAAAATAGAGCCGATACGAACGCGATATGATCCGGGACATACTATAGGACTTCCTTCTTCTGGATAGAAGAATGATGTGAATACCCAGTTTTCCAAATTTGAATCACATGTTATTTTACACGCAGGATTGTCCACTTGATCTGTAAATACTAACCGACCGTCTTCATCACTACGACGATACAAAAATACTGAATGCAGATAGTCTAAAGAAGCTACATTTATAACAAATTTATCTATAGGATAATCTTTGTAGCTCTCATCAGAAAATACCAGTGAAGCAGGCTGATCTGAGAGAGTGATATCTGTGTTTAGAAATTCAATGTAAGCAGTAGATGTTGAATAGATAGGCGATGCAGATAAATCTTCAGTGTAGAAGGCGTAAGTATCACCATATTTTCCTAATTGTACGGTAGCGGACGCTCCATTATTATGTAACTCGTAACTGTATAAATCTCGTAGGTTATGATATTCTTCATTCATGAAAGACTCACGCAGATCACATTGAATCCACTTGCCTTCATTTATAATACTCATAATGTCGTTAACACTTAAAGGTAGTGAAATTGTAAATGCTGAAGTATCTCCATCAACTGTATCTACATTGTATGCTTCAGCTATGACTTTAACTATATTAAATACAGGTTCTACTGAATTTTCTATTCTATTCAAATCTTCTGAAGTTATTAGCTCATCAGATTCCCAGTGTTTTGAAATAGGCTCTGCCATTTAGTAAATCCTCCTTACAATTAATCTACATCTCGTGAGAACATTTCATCTAACGAGTTCGAAAAATAACTATATCCAGAACTGTCAGCAAATGATGTACTATATTCATGGAGTTCAGATATCTCAACAGGGAGATAAGAGTAGCTCTCTGATGGTACTCTTACAGGAACATCGTCGTACTCAGCATACACTTCTATATGATATGTTCCCGGTTCAACATTTGTTGGTTGATGAGTCCATTTATTGAAATAACAAACGATGCAGCTATTGCAAGTCCAGTCAAATTTACAGCACCTATAAACATCTTCGTTGTAATATACACCTTCGAGATCAGCGTGTGAATAATACTGAACTCCGTCAACTTTAACCACCATTCTACTAGCAGGTAGAGCAGGAACAGTATAACCAATAGACGTTTGTTCTAACTGACTCCAGTTGCTTATTATAGTGTCAGATTCAGCTATAAATGTCTGAGAAGGTGCTACAACTGTGACCCCATCTGCTTGAGTAATTTGAACTGTGTAAGTTCCAGCTGCACTAGCAGTACACCAAATTTCAGGAGCCTGCTCACCAATAGCACCATCACTAACTATAAAATCTACACCTTCAACTGTGCCACAGTATGTATACTCATTACTCGTATCTGTCCAACCTCTCGTCAGTGTTCCTGATACGCCATTAACTGATACAGTTACTATCCAATCTGACCTACCGCCCTCTTGAGTCAGAGGAATATGCGAATCTGCAGTTGCATCTGACGGGACTACTATTGTATTATCAACAATGAGAGTTCTTGCATTCACAGACTTATTGTCGTCAAATACTGATAAAGGATAATCGCTATAAAAATTGTTAGGATTAGATGAATCTTGCGAACGTTTCAGTTTAACAATAGTTCCACGATTCACAGCTTCTATCATTTCTCGCGGAGTAATATTCAATATAATTCGATCTGAGTCTACTGTTGAAGTAACATCTCTCACCTCAAGGTTTTGAGGATTTGCAATCTTATTTTCAATCTCGTTCAATCTAGCAGATGTTATCTTTTCACCTGGTGTCCATGTGTGTTTACTCATATCATCACACCTCACTCACTTAATATTGCAGCACCGACGTGACATTCATCAGCTACTGCTGTAACTAAATCAGTTTCTGTATCGAGGCCCATACTGTTTAAGAAATCAATTGTATCTTGAATATCAACAAAATCAGTATCTTCTGGAATAATAGGACGATTGTCTAGATCTAAATAGTTACCTGATGTAGCAACAGCTGCAAAATCAGGTTTATTTGCTATGTTAGCCCAGTCAACTGAACTAGCAGATCCTCCTCCGAATACTTCAGAACCTACGTATATTTGTTTAGTGTTTTCATCAAAGTAAATTGTATTACCGTCAGGCGTAGCAGGAAGTGTTCCTCCTGTACGGATATAAACAAATTTCACTTTGTCACCTGAAATAGGTATTCTCCATATCGACATAATGTTTGTATTATACTCCTTACTGATGTTATGTTATTATAGAAGGTTAAACAATAAGAAAAAGAAATTGTGGGCAGCTTGTTTAAATACAGCTGCCCACTACATTATGTGCTTTAGTTGTCTTTATGTTGTTGCTTTTTCGTATGCGAGGAGGACGCCTTTGAGAGATGCTTTGAAAGCTTCCAGCGTCGAATACGCAGAATCCGTAATAGCGACCATGGTATTGCTCTCGCCTCCACTTGTACCTGTACCGACCTCTTTATCTGCAATTCTGTTCGCGCCAACGCCACCCGTAGCATATCTTGAACACAATAGAGGTGCTTTTTCGCTGGAAGCATAACCTGTTTTCAAATCTTGTATTATACAATAATATTGATTTTGTATAGCCGTTGACGCACTCCAATTTTTAGTGCTTAAATCTATAACTGCCGTGGTATTAAAATCTATTTCTTTCTTAAAAGCCAGCAACTGTCTCAACGTACCGTCGCACGCTTCTTTTACCTCTGTCGTATAATCAACTACACCTTTGATAGTGTCGGGGTCTGTCGGGGCAAGGTTGTCGCCTTTTAAGGCTATCTTGTGCATATCGCCATCGGTGATGTTATGGAGCGTATCTATCTCTGCTTTGTAGTCTACGGGATAGAATATCAGATTGCCCTGCGGAACGCCGTTCGGGCAGTCGAAAGACATTGTGCCGAAATCGTCTATTGCTACGTTCTCGGGGAAATGTGTACCTTGTTCGGTAGTTTTTGCAGAGTCGGCAAGTTCATATTCAAGATATACGCCTGACATTGCGGTCTTAAAAGCGGCGGGGTCTGTATAGGCGTTGTTTCTCAAATAAACTGTGGAAGCGTCTCTTATCTCTATTGCTTTATCAGGAATAGAATCTGCTGATGTAGTAGAGGGCTGAATGGTATAAGCCGAGCAACGTGCGTTGCGTGTACCACCGAAATCTGACGGCATAGACGCAGGATAAAATACATCGCTTTGAGCCACATAACCATAAGTCAATGTCCCCAAATCCACTTTGCCTGTCTCTTTATGCACTACACCATCAGGCGTTTTATAGTCAAACGCTAACAGAGGCTCATCACCTGTGTCAATGTTCGCAAGTTCCTCATAGGGATAATACTGGTCGTAGCCGCTTTCGCCTTCGTAGTAGAGGGAGATTGTGGTATCATTCTTATAGGTTGTGCCATAACTCGTCTCAAAATAAAATGCCATATAACAAGCATTGTTAGGCGTCGTAAATGCAAAACCCGGGCTTCTGCCTGTGTAGGAAAGATAATTGCCATCGGCATCATACCATATCATCCAGTATGCTGCACCAGCAGAACCGCAATATTTATAGTATGTCGTATTAGGAATAATACGAATGAGATTTTTACACCTTATGTTTGAACTACTACTATATTTTGCACCTGTATTTACATCATATGTGCCTTCTTCCCATTCTTCGTCCCACACATTTCTCCCTTTTGCTTTCAGATACCTGCCGTTACAATCGGTCAAAGTACCTACATTATAGGATAAATCTCCCTGATAGTATCTGAAGAAATCTTCGGGGTGATTTAGCAGGTGGGTCGGGATTTTGTCGTTACTGCCGAACCAGAGGGTAAGGTCAATGACGAGCGGATTTTTGATATGAATTTCAGTATTAAGACCTTCGTTTTCTATCGGGAAGATATATAAATTGCCAGTTGTGCCATTAGAAATAGCAGTGGAAATCCCCGAATAATGTGCAATAGAAGTAGATAATACTGCGTTAAATACAGCAACACCGCCACCACTACCGTAATACATTCTTAATGCAAGAGCCGCTTCTGCGTATCCCTCAAAATAAAGCAAATATTTGTGCCCGCTAATCGTAGGAATACCAGTATTGCATTTTACTCCGTTGTTCCGCGTTTCACTTGTAAAAACCGCCTCGCCGTTGGTAAATGTTGCAGTAACGCCGCCTTCAGCAGACCAGTTCGTTGAATTTATTGCTTTTGCCGCTTGATTAACAACAACTGTGTTTCCCCTTTTCTCTTTTAACTGGCAATATGAACCCGTATCTATCTTTCCTTCACCATTTGCACAGCCGGAGCCTTGTAGAATAAAAGGAGCTGACTGCGAAATTCCACTATCAGAGGAATAAGGTGTAAAATTGTCAGCATAACCAACGATCATCAATCGATAATGACCGCGCTGTTTAGCATAGATAGAAACAAGATCATCACCTATTGTAGCTTCTCTCCATCGTGCACTGTTCCAGGTTCCTGCAGTTTGTTGTATACATACATATAGTTTACGATTTGTAATCGCAGCTCCGTATATGCAATAATCTCCTGGAACATATACTCGAGTTGTATCATACAGTTCAGCGACCATTTTAAATGATGCTGTTACGGCGTCTCCTGTTGATTTGGAATCTGCAGCGTATCCTTGAAGAGTGAGAGTAGTATCGAGAGGCGTGCTTGTGTATGCACCAGCACTTGCCCAACCTGTACCATCCCAATAATAGATATCACCATGTGTATAAGAAGCTGTAGTAGTTCCTAGATAGACGTAAGAAAGCGTATGATCAGCAGTTGCGAAATCACTAGGATCTATGATAACTTTTAAGCTGCCGATCTCTGCTTTAGTTGCAAATATAGTTTTGTATTTTGCAGTAGCTTGTGTACTATAATTTTGCAAATTGGAGTCACTTACAAAGTTAGGCATACGTTTTACCCCTTACTATTGTATATTATTCACAATCTCAGTGATCTGCTCAGGTGTTAATGGAGTTGCACCTTTGAAAGGAAAATCACCTACATATATTGTGAGGTTAGGAGAGTCGAAATAAACGGTACTAGGATCTGGACTTACAGGCATTGACTGTCCTTGAGGTATCCATTCAAATTTAACTAGTCCTGAAGGCATACTCATTCTGTAATCACCTCCCACTTAGGAAGCGTAGCGATCTGACTTATAATAGCGTTGATAGCTTCGCCAGTCGCTCCAGCATCAGCAGCTACATTAGACTGAGTCAATGTAGGATCTGTTGTTCTATATAGAACAAGATTAGTACCGTCATCAGGTTGTATAGGTTCTTCCGAATCTGTTGAACTGAGCACAAGTCTCAGCTGATACTGAGTTTGAAGTTCAGAGAGATTTGCAGTATCTACAAAGTAGTAAGGTGTTGGTTCAAGAGATTCTCCGTTCCAGATTCCTTGATAATTACCTGCGTTATCATATGCAAATACTTCTACACGATATCCAGATACTGGTGCAACATCTGTAATCCCGGATGGCAGTATCGACGTTCTAATAGCAGATTCAGATTCTATCTCAACGCCTGTAGCAAATGAAAGTGTTCCCTGGTCCCAAAGTTCAGAAGATGTTTGTTTCCAATATATATCATTTATTATTTGTTGAACTTGCTGTTGCAGTTCAGCTACTTCCTCTTCCGGTGTAGGAGGACAAGGCGGTACAGGAGGGCATGGTGGACATGGAGGACACGGTTGTATTGCACGTGGATCTACTACTATACATGTTTGAAGATCTTCATCAGAAACCGGTATAACCTCATTTGCTGGAATTGAATTAAAATACCATCCCATACGCTGTTCATTTTGATATGTGTACCAACCATTATGCACTATCCATCTGACATTAGGAAATCTAGATAGAAGCACAACAGTTCCATCATATAGTCGCACACATGTATTAGGTATTTTTAAATACATCATATTTTAATTACCTCAATTCTTAATCAAATAAATATCGTCAAGATCAGTGTCATACAATGGTTTGACTGTCTGATCACTCATGTTTATGAGATGCCATCCACATGTTTTTCGGTTACCTCCCCAAGCATACCAACCAAACATAACACGCCACAACGTCGTTTCAAATCTTCCTAATTTGACACATTGTCCTGAAAATAATGTGATATTCAGATCTGGTAAGTATAGCGAAGGCATTTTGCATGCTGTTTCAAACATAGATAAACACCATCCTATCTTTTAATTACATTATGTATAAAAGGTTCAGATGGTGTTTTTATAGCAGATCTTACTTAGCGTCGATTATCTTATTGATCTGTGACATGAACTCATTATAATATGTTAAAGCAATATCTGCAACATATTTCATATCAGGATGAGGAGCTCCTGTAGTTCCTCTAGATCTGACGTCGAAGAAATGATCCCATTCATTAAGATAAGCGGACATTATTACTTCTGTTTTGAGAGAATTTGGCAGAATAGCTCGGGCCTGCTGCGGTTGAAGTCCCTGTTCTATCATTTCAAAATATGTTTTCTCAATGACGTCGAGCGTTTCTATGTACCGGTCTTTTGCAGCATCTGACCAGCTGTCCCAAGTTGACGGTTCGATGAATGTGAGCTCACCGCCGAACTTGCCTTGTGTGTAGTTACAGTATCTGGTAGACTCTTGTGCGAAACTTCTTCTGTGACGGACTATCTCATGAGATACTCCGCGGTCACATATGAATTTACAGGTCCACAGCGTATGATACTTGATATTATCTTTTGCGTTATCTGTATATTCTCGAAAAAGCTCCCTCATCTCGTCATCAGATATGATGCGTATCTTCCATGAATTGAGATACACTTGTTCTTGATCTGTTTTAACACATGCTTGAAACGCCTTCATGAATCTGAAACTGCTCCATCTCGGATTGTTCAAGTGAGACAGAGACAATGTTACCACATATGTATTGCCATCGAGCCCATAACCTCCCACATCAAGTTCCGTGATGCGCACTCGTTCCATTGTATTGAACTCATCAGGTAAATGTGTGTAACAAGGTACATCAACTCGAAAATGCACGACAGCATGTTCAAGCATTGCGAGATGCTGCCGTTTGATCAGCCCCTCGACAAATTTGTAACAGCTATCTTCAGTTATTTTGTCCTCTGACTTGTAACATGTTCTGCCGATTCGTTCTATCTTCTTATAAACATCAGATTCTAGGATCGGCTCAGCCGTTGCTTTGATAATTTTCATAAAATATTTATCTCCTTTTATATTAGATTTCAAGTTATATCAACACGATGTGCATACATTCCCCATTTGCATTCTGTAGGTTTGAAATGCACTACGTTGAAAGCATATCCGATTATATCACCATACAATGATTGATCTAATCCAGCACTAGTAACGATGATATTTTTCATATCAAGTCGTTTTCTAACTTCAGAAACAGTCATATATCTAGCACCTGCGTCGCGTCGAGCATTTTTATGTTGAAGCAATATGCTCTCATCATCTCTGATATGCAGAAGATGAATAACTTGTTTAAGCGTAATTCGGCTCATTCGTGCATGTAGTCCTTTCTGAAGTTTTCTTCACTTACTTTCGGAATGTTCCATTTATCAGCTTTCTGATTTTTAGCGCTGCTGCTGTTGGGATCATCAGTTATCAAGCAGAATGTGTCTTTGCAGATTTCTGCGGCCTTAAATCCATATTTAAGAAGCTCTTTTTCAAAATCTGCACGTTTAACTGATAACTTACCTGTTATCGCTACAAGCCTTGTATCTGCTTTGTCCGAAGACGTGGACCAATCTATCTTGTCCCAAATATATGCAAGACGTCCTATTTTATCTACATTTGCACAAAGGGCTTCTGCGTTTGAATTCCCGATATAGGCTGTAAGACGAATGATATCTGTCGACTTATTGTAAAGCAAATCTGTTAAGAATAACTGAGCTTTTTCAGGATCTCTTGCGAACTTCTCACAAGTTACATCTCCGAATCTTGGAATGTTGAGAGCTTGAAGAGCTTCTTTAATTGAATACGACTGTCGAGCTTTGAAGCTTTCTATCATCTTTCGCATCAAGCCTTCGTGACCCTCTGTCGAAAATATTGATCCGATATTTTCAGAAGTTATGTCCCTGATGAAATACATGAATGTCTCAACCGACGGATCTCCTACAGGAATAATTTTATTCATGTATTTTGCTCTGAGATCTTCCTTCAATCCGTCAACTGGAGCAAGTGTATCTAACCAAACTGTCAGATCCTGCTGTAATAGATTTGGACATTTCTTATTGTTGCACTGAAGCTGAACACCATTCCAAATCATAGTTTCATGACAAGAGGGACACTCTAACGGAATTGATATGTACGTGCAGCTTTCAAGTACCGATACAATATAGGGGATGATCTCTCCACGTTTTGTTATCTGTATCTTTGCACCCTTTCCGATCATGTTGTCCTTTATATATTGAGCGTTAAATCCTGTTGCATACTGAACAGTAGTTCCTGCAAGCTCTACGGGTTCAACTTTTACACGAGGTATGTAATAGTTTGTTTTGCTAAGATTCCACTCAACATCAACAACTGTTGTTTCTTTTATCTCGGACGGAAATTTATACGCAACTGATTCATAGGTGATATAAGGCGCTTGATTGGTATTGATTTGTTTTGTGATAACGATACCGTCTGCGGGAAATTTACCGTACCATCTTCGCTGAAGGTTATCCATTTCTTCATCAAGATTTGTCGATGTCAAGCATTTCCAAGATTCTCGAGGAGCTGTCCAGAAGAACTGATCTTCCAGGAAGTTCCACATCGCAGAGTCGCTGCTAAAAATGTCTATATTAGATGAACACTCCCACCCGACTACGCTATATACCAATATATGTAAGTAAGGAAGCTCGTCTGTCGCTTCTTTACGATTGATGATACCTGCAGTTGCATTTCTAGGATTTTTAAGTTCAGGATGTATATCAAGAAGTCGATTGAAGTTAGCATACGACATTACTATTTCGCCCCGGACAGCTCCTGTGAACCATCTTGCTTCAATGTCCTCTAGATCCCTATTGATCTTTAAGACTTTGTCTGTAATGTCAATGCCGATGTTACCGTCGCCTCGAGTCAACGCTTGAACTAAGTGTCCATGTTCATAATACAGAACAACGCTGATACCGTCAAGTTTAAGAGATGCTGTGTACTGTGCTGAAGGATCATTCGATTTGATGTTGAATGCTCTTTTGAACTCATCGCCGGTTCTTATCTTATCAAGTGAGCCGGCAGGTCCATATTTGTGAGGAACTTTCTGTCCAGGTGTGCTGTCTTCATCAACGGAGTAGCCCCAGCCTACTTCAGTCACTACTGGATTGTCCGGGTCAAGAGTTTTGAGTTCGTTGACCTTTGCATCAAATTCAGCATCAGTCAGATTTGATGTTCCATCTGTGTAATACTTCTGTGCAGCATCTTTCACTTCATTCGCAAGAGCTACTACAATCTTGTTTGCAAGTAACTTGTTCATACTATTATTTCTTGTGCCTCCTAACGATATCTTCCATCTCTTTAAACAGATTTTGAAAACTTTGATCATATTCTTCATCAGTCATATCGCGTACTTTATCTATTTCAAAGTACACACGATACAGAGATTCATCGATTTTATCTAGTTTAGTAATCATAACACCTTCTGCAATTTGATCTGCATTTATCTCTCCGTCAATCTTGTAAAAAGAGACTCCATGACGCCATGGCTTCTTATCGAATCTATATTTCTTCAAATGAGATCTGAGTGTTCTGCGTTCTTCTGGAGAAACTGGAGCGAATACATTGTATGCTCTGATAGTCATACACTCTACCCAGGCCTTGCAGAAGTTGATAGTTTCTTCATCTGATATAATAGAATAAACTGTGTTAGTATTGTATGTGCTATCGTAAGGTTGCCAAGGTGCATGCTTCTCTAAGTCGAAGTAGTAATCGTCGATGAATAAGACATCACCCTCTTCCAACCATTCATGTTCTGTATCAAATAAGCGTCGGCTTTTTCTTTCTGACTTTCTAGTCAAATCTGTATATACATCTGAAGTCGGCGCTTTATCAAGTACATCTATATGAAATGCAACTGTATACTTATTCGGATTTATAGAGAGTGGTTCTACTGCATATATCATAGTGCCATATGCAATCCATTCATCATCAACAGCAGCATCAATCATGTAGGATGCTTTTCCCGTGTACCACGGGTATCTATTAAAATTGTATTTAGATTCAAGTTCCTGCAGCTCTTGCTTCTCCTCCTCTGTGTTTACTCCAGAAATGTTATATCCCCGAATAAGTATACAACGCATCCAGGCCTTACAAAATTCAATAGTTGCTTCATCAGATATGATGCAGTCAACCATGATATCGCGATTACTGAATAATGGACATCTAGAATCTATATCAAATTGATATTCAGATATCTTCAATATATTTTGAGACATTATCTATACCCCTTTCACTCATCTGTTGTTTATATTTATCTACACATTCTATAACGATTCATAAAAAATAGATCGGCTGTTATGGGAGTTGGAGCCGATCTATCTATGATGCCCTCGAGAATCTTTTCATCCGGGCCAGATGAATTCCAAAATAATTAAAGAAGTTATGCAGAGATTCTCGTGCTGCTGTGGAAATTGTAGGTGCCGTCCTACTGCGTGCTTCTCAAGATGCTTTGACTCAGAAGCCGTGAGGTATTTAAAGGAGACCACAAAGAACACACTTTTTCGGTCTTAGGGAGCATCTTGTGCCCTGACGTATGGAAAACCACGCGTATTCAAAATGAGTGGACAACGACGTTGTTGATCTGAGTGAAGGGATTTGAACCCCCGACCTGATGGTCCCAAACCACCCGCTCTACCAACTGAGCTACACCCAGATACTGGGAAGGATTATTCTTCCCATTCTGGAAGGAACGGTAGGAGTCGAACCTACTTAAGTCAGTAGCGCTACTTCTGACTCTTGTCCGAAATCATCCCCATATGAATGTTGGCATCTTATTTTGCATACAGCGCATTGTTGACAATAGTGTATCCATGTTTATATAACGATTCATCGCTATTGATTGTATCTCCTGTAAGGAGTTCATCGAGCAGCTCCCGAATCAATCTGACTTCATTCTTGATGATTATGTCAGGAGCGTCAAGAACAATGAGTTTTGATAATCTTATATTTCTGTTATATATGTTTGCGAGCAGCCGAGCTACATATGCAAATGAAATCATATCGTCATCATATATTCGGAGGACATCGTCTACGGGAATTTCATTGATACATACATCAGAGTAGTTATGCTCTTTTCTGAATTCGGCTACTTTCCGGTCAGCAAGCTCTCTGAAATCTTCATCGTGAGAAAAATATTCAAACACTGTATACTCCAGCTTTTCATCAGGCGTAAGCATTTTGTAATCAGTTTGTGTAAGCAGCATCTCAGCACAGTCTCTTTCGGTCATGTCCATATCAGATAGTGCGGACAGCGGAATAATCGATACAGGAAATTTGATGTTTTTCATTATTTGATACTATCTCCTTATTACTATGAATATGCAGAGCTGGTGAATGGAGTCGAACCATCAATCCGTGCATTACAAGTGCACTGCTCTACCATTGAGCCACACCAGCAAATTAAATTGAACCTAAATGACGAATGCGGTTATTCCAGCCTCAACACACGACTATTGTGCGCACTCACGGTGTACTATAGCGGTTTCTGTGGAGTCTGCTTGCAATCAGACGTTATCCACCATTTGCTCACTTCATTTAGATTCAAAGTGTAAGGACTAGCGAATCACCTTACTGTACCTATCTCCGCTTTCAAGGCTTTCGATTGCGCTCTATTAGGTAGAATTACACAACACTTTTAATTCAGATTCCTGACTTGACTCAGCATGAGTATCTGAACACCTAATAGAGAAATCAATTTAATAAAAGTTACCGTCACTTTCGCTCGGATTGATTACCGCGTTTCCTGCCTCATGGCAGTCACTCTTGTTCTGTCTTTGCAGTTGAGTTACGTCTCCCTATCATGATTCCGTTTGATCTGTCGGAGCAGCACGGAGATCGGTTAGCCTTGCTATTATTTCAAGCCAACAGTAACTTTTTTGGCGCACCCTGTAGGACTCGAACCTACGACCCATTGATTAACAGTCAATTGCTCTACCGACTGAGCTAAGGATGCATGAATTTGAAAGTTCAGTCCGCCTTTCAGCCATTCCAGTAAGGGCGATACACAGCTTACAAGTCTCTGGCATCTGATACCTACGAGAGGTAACCATAACACGCGTTGTTATGTATTATAGGCTGTTCTACACACATTTAACTACTTCTGTCCAGTTCGTCTACTAACCCAAGCGTCCTATCCAGCAACGCTCCCGATATTCGGACGGGCGTTCATCCGCATCGTAGCACCTACGTATTATATAACGATTCTATTATTTAACTATGTCCTTGCTCAACAGATGAAAACATAAGAATTCGTAATTTTTAATCAAATGTGTATTTGTCGACTCATCATACTCTATATAACCAGTACCGTAAGGTGTTAAATAATAATCAGACATCATAATATCTGCGATTGATTGCAAACTAGGTGATAGGACTGTCTCTGCAGACTTATTGTCATCGTTAAGATCCGTAACAAACCCTAACCACTCACCTTCTCTACTGAATATATGTGTAGGATGCTCTTCAGATATCTGAGAAGCTAGAGATTTATAGAAATCTTTCGGATATGTCCAACCTGATCTACGTTCGGTTTCAGTTGAGTTTAATGGCATCAATTGAAACGTGCATTTTACTTTCTCAGTACTCATGTTGTACCTCTTACTTATCTAAATGACACTTATAATGTTCACTGTGATCATATATGAGTGTTGGATCATCCCTTAAGCCGAATTCTGTTTTAATTCGAGGAATAAAGTTCTCAGAAATGTTCGGGTTCATATAGATAACAGCTCTGCCCTTGTTGTCGATATCAACACGGCCTCTTGGATAGTATTTGAAATTGTGTTTGCAGCCTTTCGGCTTGACGTAGGGCCACAGTCTTTCGTGATTGTATGTGTTGCCGGACTTTGCGATTCCCTCGGTGTAATCATCTTCTACAAACGGGAACGCTAACAGCTCGTCATCTACTATCCAGAACACGCCGCGTCTCGTTTCTTTTGCAGCTGTTATCAATCTTTTCATAAGTTACGTCTTTCTCAATTTAAACACAATCAAATCATCTCAAGGCTACCACTCCGCATCTACTCGCAAGCTCTAAATAAGATACTCACTTGCTCCTAGCTCGAAAGCTTTTCCTACCTCCTCGAAGTTGGGCTGATATTTCGCCTACAGACCAGTTCTCTTAAGAGTTTACAACCGTGTCTCCCTTCGGTGAGCTCTTTCTTTCTCATCAATTCGGACTCTCGATCTCTGACCTTCGCTTACTATATAAACCTCGAGATGATTAACCACGGAACTTTTCACGCCTGCTCCTGCATCGTAGGTAGCATCCGTTTCAATTCTATAAACCCCAGCGTAGGGTGGCAATATATTTTGACATGCCGTACTCGTGCTACGCACATACCAGTGAATTTACGGTATATATCATTTCAACCGAAGGCTTCACCCTGCTAACTTAATGGGACTAATCCCTGGAGCAGATACGGAGAATCGAACTCCGACGATGAGATTGGAAATCTCAGGTTCTACCATTAAACTACATCTGCATATTGAATCTGAAGAAAGAATATAAGTTATTCCTAATCAACACAACGACTATTAAAACGCACGTGCTCACGATGTATTATATAGGTTTCTCAAAGCCACTCTGCAGAGTGATATTTTTCGTCTCTCAATCTTCAGATTTTGGTGCACTCTACAAGATTCGAACTTGTCTAAACTGTCTGTAGCTTCTTCTACATATCAGCTCTTAGTTTCAGGCATCAAGAAGTATTGCCTTAGACCTTAGTGTTCTTCCAAATGAACTAAGAGTGCAGAATTGAGCCTCAGGGCGTCCCCATGTTGGCTCAGTGACAGTTGTGGTGTTCAGTCACTTCGAGTCAGTAGACTGTCAACTACTTAGCACAACTTTTAAGGATGAAGTTTGTGCCTTATCATAACCGCCCGTGTCGTAGGTCGCCCGCCACCTTTTTTGAACATGAGGCATGGAAGCTTCCTCAGCTAACAATGAGAGTCTAACTCATGTCTTCACCCCGAAGGGTCGCACTCCACGTTGTGCTATGTTAGCATATTAAGTTGATGCAGGTAAGGATTTCCACCTTACATGAGCAAGTCTAAGTACACGATTTGACATTTTGTGGAATTACACCTCTACGGGTACCGCAATCTTACTATCTCTACTCTTGTTCAAGCGTCTACGTATTCCGCCACTGCATCTGAGAGCCTAGACCTATATCACTCTCCGGTCCTCTGCAAGCTCTTTGAGGACTTTATCCGTTTCTGCGCGCATCCGACGAATACACTCGGACATTTCTAAATTGAATTGTAGGCTGTTCATCAAACTCCATTTAACATGTACTGCTGCTCTATCCGATTTACGCTCAGGAACCTCCTGCATCTCGTCAAATACCGCTTACGATTCGGAAGCTTCGTAGCACCTACAACTCTTGTTGTTTCTTCCCTGTGTCGTAGAGAACACACGCCTTTCACTGTAGTAGAAAAAGTAATTACTGCACGCTCGATTCTACCGTACTGACATAACGACCAAAAATGTTATGGAAATTTATTGGATCTCAGTAACTTGGAACGTCATTACCGAGAAGCGGTCTGGCTGAGGTAGCTGGATTTGAACCAGCGATGCAGGAGTCAAAGTCCTGTGTCTTGACCACTTGACTATACCCCAATATTTTGCAAGATTATAATGGTTGTGAAGGTTGGACTTGAACCAACTTAATAACGTGCCTACATGTTATCGGCGTTGTGATTTCAATCACTTCAAGAAGCAGTTTCTTACCTTACTCGAGATATTCTCAGTCTTACTTCTAACGTTGTCAGCGGAACATGCACCCGCCCGACTCGACCCTTCGCCTTCTTCACTATATCTTTTTAAACTAGGATTGTGTGAGAGTCGAACTCACTCCTGCAGTTTCTGAGGCTGCTGTGCGCCGTACACCATCGCTCCATATAGATTGTACTTTCTTACTTACGTAGAAGAAACTTTTAAGAAGACGGATACATACTAAAAGCTTAATATGGAGTTGGCAGTCTTTCCCACTGACTGCCTGAGACTCTATCTCTCATCACAGTCCTCTGTCACATTACTGTGCTCTTCGGCTTTTACCTCCACTAACGGAGGCGAGAGTCTCCCTGACATCCTTAGTACTTGCACAATCTGGCTTCACTTAATAGGAACATCGCTACGTTTCAGGTATAAGTACCAACAGCTTCGCCTCCCTCCGCAGGGACTTCCTCTGGACTCAGACCAGACTTTCCACCATTGAATACATACGATGCTATTCCATGTCGCATCCTATTTAAGTATATCGGAGTTTCACCGACACCTTACGAGAATCCGAACCCACCAATTCTCTGAGTACTACTGGCTCGCTTTAGTAATGCGATGCCTGACTGTTCCGAAGTTCGTCCGCAACTGTCTGAGTTTAACGGGCTATTTCTCCTTACTGAATCCTGAGACTCGGATTGATTACCGAGGAGAGATTCAACGGCTCTTTTTGTGCCGAAGTCTCTATTAACCTTCGGCTAAATTCCTCTCTTCGAAAATCTCTGCGCAGATAAGAGGAATACTTTAGGATGTAGTGGCAACCTCACTTTACTATAATCCACTACGTTACTCGAAGTACCTCTCCGAATTTTTCGGCTTTCGCTAATCCAGTCTTACAACCTCGTACCTATTTACGGAGATACGCTGACCGAAGGTTTTAGTTAGAATAAGTGTAGCACCAACCTCATTTGTGAAACTTGCTACCTACGGAGATACTTTTGCGCATTTCACGCATCCATCACCGTTCTTAGATCACTATCGTGTCTAAAGGTTGTTGATCTTAACTGGTACCTGAACCCACGAGTACCTTGGCGTTGTTGCACGCGTGTCCATCATTCAAGATATAACGGGCGACGTCCTTCCCGATCACGTATCATCGCTTTGATCAGAAGCGACTTCGAGATCAGCACCACTATTCATCTGAGGTAGATTTAATTCATCAACCACTTATCTGACTCTACGACCTTGTACTTCGGTGGTCATGCACCTTCAGATCTCACTTTATTTCGAGCCTGTGAGCAGGACTTGGTGTGGAGAGCCTTTCTGTAGATACTTTCATGTGACTTTTTCACCTTTAGAGCGTACTCGCGAATACGACATCTTCAAGCTTCTCTAACTCCACTGGTGCACCTGGAGAGACTTGAACTCTCACCCATCTTGGACTGGACCCTAAAACCAGCGCGTCTGCCATTTCCGCCACAGATGCATGTATTATATCAGGCTGTTCATCCCACTCCATTTACCACTGCTGCTGCGTCCATTTACTCCGTTCCAGAAAGCTATTAAGGCGATCTGCGGTATAGGCTTCGTGGCACCTGATATATTTGATTTTTACAAGTATATTATAAGCCCTACTGATTATGTCAGTATTATATATTTATTAAATTTTTATAAATTTTAGAGATAAATACTAATAAAATCTGTATCTTTCTCAATTATTAAAGGTCCAACGCAGATCTGATTGATGTCAATTGATTCTCAAATTCTTTCTGATACTTATCTCGTAAACAATTAAGTTCAGAAATGTACTGTGATCTTAATTCTTTGAATATGTCCATGGAATGTTTAAGTTCAACTGCTTTTTGAATCACTTCCGAATCGCATCCGATGATCTTGTATTCTGCCACTTGAGTCTGTCTCCTACTGTTAATATCTTTGAATCAGTTCAAATCCGTGTTTATTGCAGACATCTTCGACTGCTGCTTTCTGACATAACGCAATCGTTCTGAGATCTGAAGCTACTACGATTCCTTTAGCATCTAGTAATATATAACGATCTCGAGTGCTATTGTACAGCACGATATACTTAGAAATCAAAGTAGAATTTCTGTAAGTCCGCATTGAAAAGAGACCTTTTTCAATTTTACTCTGGTCTGCCGGATCAAAATCAAGTACTGGAAATTTCTGATGTACTAAGATGCACTTTCCTTGTGCCGGAACTTCTTTCTGTAGATTTACAGAAGAGCCCATTAGTAACATGTATCGATCAGATCCTGTATCTTTTGCAAGTACTCTTTCGGGTGTCATAGTGTGTATCTCCTATATTCCTAATATATTGGCGAGTATCTGTTCTTTTCCATATACGCCATTATTGATAAGCTCATGTTTGAATCGTTCGTAGTCCTGCCAAGTTGCTTTTCGATGCTGTCGTTTCAGCTGTTCTTTGTACTTCTGAGCACGAGCTAATATTTCATCGGCAATAGTAGAATCTGATAACATCTCTCATCCTCCTATTTCTATCATTTTAGCTTCAAGCTGCTCAAGTGTTGGAACTTTAACACCGGCAAATATCATCTGAATATCCTTCATATTCAATAACGATTCGAAGACTTTGTCGATATTTATATCGTCAAGATGATCAAACGAGTCGTCTATCATAACAAGTTTCAGAGGACACTCGGCAAACTTGATGATAGAAATGAGGAGAGCAAGATTAAACAAGCATTTCTCTCCAGAAGATAACATATCATAAGGGACATAACCTAAAGGGAAAGTTAGACCGTAAGAGAAACTATTCGATTTACCTTCTGTAACAAACGTGATTGATACATCGTCACCGAAGAATTTTTGAATGATAGGTTTCATGTCGTTAATGAGTACGTCAAATGGATTTGTACCTGAATTGTGACTCTGTAATCCATTGACACTTGTGAGTTTGTCCCACACCTTATATGCATCTAACAGATTTGAAACCTCAAACTTCTGTTTGGTCATTGTATCAATAAGATTTGTATACTGTTCATTTGCAATGACTTTCGCCTGCAGGTCAGACAGCTCAGCGAGTCTATTATTCCAGTAACTTACATCGATATCAAGATCTGTCAATCCTTCCGGCAGTTTCAGAAGAGTAGCTTTGAGTGCATCACGTCTTTCATATCTGTGTTTGATATCAAGCTGTTTAGCTGATGCTTCTTGAAACTTCGACGCGATGTCACGTCGAGATGTTTCAAAGTTGTTTAGATCTGAACTGCATTTATCGAATTCATCCTGCTTAGCTTTCAGCTGCATTCTAGTGTCTTCAATCATGTTACGAACGGATTCACACTCAGTCTTGGTATACGGGCAAACTCCAGAACTGTTAGCAACATCCGTCAACTTCAAAATATCAGCGCTAAGCTGATTATATTTAGTACGAAGCGGTTCAATTTCAGCGTCTATTTGTTTAGCTTGCACTGCAAGATCAGCTCGGGCAGACTCTAGCTCTACGTAGTACGGATCAAGTTCTGCAGTTTCGACAGTACCTGCATACTTACAGAGCTCTTCATTTACTTTAGCATTTGCAGACACTATTGCATTGTATTCAACTGCAACTTTCTGCTTAACACGAGCGTCTGTAATATCTTGTGCAAGTTGTAACTTATCTACACCGGCTGCGTCTTCATAGTAAATGAGAGACTGAACGGTGGATGTAATTCTCTGAAGTTCTGATTTTGTTACCGATGTGAGCATTTTGAATCGTTCGTTTGCACTACGGATTTCGTCTACACCTGATAGATTGAATCCGTTGATTGCATCTATAGTTTCCGCTATATCCTTGTCCGATACTGTGATATTGTTTTCTTCGAGACACTGACGTAATTCTGTTTCCCAATCTGTATGGAACTCCGCTGACGGTAGGAAGTTAATGAACCAGTCTTTCAGCTTGTTTGCAGTCATACCGACAAACTCAGTGAAGTTGAATATCGGCAACTCTATGGATCTCAAAATGACTTCAATATTGTATGAACCAGGCTGCACTGATATCGAAGGAAGAATGTTTGTTCCGGAACGTATCCATTCACGTGTGACTGTTACTTCAGTTCCGTTGTCATCCAGAAGAAGCGTGATGCTCAAGAGACGCGACGACGCATGTGCAAAGATAGCAGATTTATTCTTATCAGTTCCCGGAATGTATCCAAGAAGTGCAAGCTGAATGGCTTGAAGCACTGTTGATTTGCCAGCACCATTCTGTCCATGCAGATAGTTGAAGTTCTGATCAAACTTATATGTCTTTCTGGCTACATTGTGCAGACCTTCAATTGTTACTGATTTGATATACATTTGTTTTACTCCTTATATTTATTTACATGTTCAATAACGATTCATGAAAAACTTATCTAATACGTCTCCAGCGACGTTGTTTCTGCATAAAGGAGAATTCATATGCATACATTCCTGGAATCAAAATATGAGGTTTCAATATTACTTGTCCTGACAACAATATGCTTTGAATCAAGTTTGGGAAATGTTCTATGATAACATGATCCTGGACTCGCTGTAGATCTGCGCTCTTTCGACGATGCACGTTAGGATATACGTTGGTATCAGGCAACACAGATATCAGACATCTATCTTCATACTCTGCAATACTAACTACGATTGCAACTCTATTTCGCTTTGAATCTATATGATACGCAATACTGCGCAGCACATCAGCCGTCATTTTCGAATGATAATTGTTCTTGTTCATATTCATATAAATCTCCTGTCCATATATAAAGATGACGTTTGGCACGTGTTATACCTACATAATAAAGATTGAGGTTTTCTTCATTAGTTAATCGAAACGATTTACCTCCTACATTCAGTAACATCACTGAATCATATTCAAGACCCTTCACTGAATGAATAGTTCCTACATAAATATCTGCAAGGGCAATATCAGTCGCATCATCTTGAGCATACATCTCTAATAGCTTGTCTAACAGCTCTGATCTTCTATGAATCTCAACGTCGCTAGGAAGACGCTTTGGACCTATATGTTCAACAAATTTGTGCATGTCATACTGCGATTTGATGCTCATGAGTTCTTGTTTGTAGTTACAAAGTAGTTCTACTGTATCAACAAGATAATCAGCTTCCCACGATCTTACAAAGTCTGTTACAAACTCATCAAATGTAAGCTTGTGTTCATATATCCGATGAATATATTTAAGATAAGTTCCAGCTCGCAGTTTACTAGCCAACCATGTTATGGCATACTCTGGATCTTTCAGTGATCTGATAATAGCTGCAGTTTGATTAGCTTCCGAATCTTTTAACGTGATAGGAATGTTGAGAGATTTCATCAAATTTGCAATTTGTTGAACTTCGGAATTTGTCCTAACTAAAATTGCACATGTTCCTCCGTTATTGACGTGAAAACGATTACAATCAATCAGTATTTGCTTCAACGTATCTAATTGATCATAATGTGTGCAAAACACAGGATCACCTTCGACACATGAATTTATCTTGACACGGTAACTTTCTTCACCGTGTTCACTGTTATGATTTGCAAAATCACAGATCTGCGATGTTGACCGATAATTATAAGTGAGTTTCACTTTGTACCAATTGTTATCATCTGCAAGATTCTTAACAATAGATGAATCGGCACCTCTGAACGCATATATAGCTTGCAATGCGTCAGCAACTACAAATAACTTAGATGTTTGAAATGACGATACAAACTCCCACTGTTTCGGATCTGTATCCTGAAATTCATCTACAAATATGTATTCGTATTTCGCTTTATATTTCTGAATACAACTCGCGTCTTCTACAAACAGTTTACATACATCATAGCACATTATATCAAACGTGATAAGATTTCTGTTCAACAGAATTCTCTTTGTTGCTTTATGTAGTGTACTTCGTATAAATTCTGATGCTATTTGAAGTTTCTTCTCTGATAATTTGATTCCAGACTGCTCGGCAGCCATTTTTGAAATCTCTTTCATCTCAGCTTCGGTTGCAATGTCAGGTACAGTACCATAACCAATCGCTTCTCTGACAATAGAATCTGATGCTATCAATGAATAACAGAAGCTATGAAATGTTCTAAAATTTGGAAATGTTGGATTATCTTGATCTTTTCTTCGATTGAGGTATCGAGTTTGCATTTCAAATGCGGCCGCATTAGTAAAAGTTAATACTAACATAGCCGAAGGTGAAACACCATCATTGACAAGTCTCAATATTCGTTCTATCATACAGTGTGTTTTACCACAACCGGCTCCGGCTAAACAAAGTATCTTATCATTATTAGTGTAAACAGCTTCTCTCTGTTCTTTGTTTAATTCCATGTTTGATCTCCTCAGTTATAAAAAAAATAAGAACATGTATATCTTAACGATGTACATGTTCTATAACGATTCTTACTCTTGATCAGATACCTCGAACGTCAACTGCGTCAACTGTGCTCTTATTCATATTTATATTGTACTTCGCTGATGAGAAATCATATCCGTCATCTTCATTCCAGTACACTATATCGGATTCGTCAACATGAAGTGTTATCTTGGCCTTCAGCTGATATCGACCTTTTATTGCTGGGATGTAAGGCAGAAGCAGCTCATCAACAGCTTCAATGACAGATGTGTTGTCCATCAGCTCGAATTCAGGATAATTCTCAGATATCCATCTCCATCCCCTATCTGTTTGAGCTGCCCAATCAGTGGATTCATATTCCCACTCATCAGCGTTCCTTACGGCTATGATAGTGTCAATGTTGATCTCAAATTCTTCTTCAGTGTTGAAAATCTCTTCAGGTTCTTCAGGATCTTCTGGACCAAGCTCATATGGATTCCACATGAATTCTTGCGCAGCATTAACATCGTTTGTATAATTATAATATCTGCGATATTCAGCTACAGCTTCGTTGACCACCTGCGGTATGTACTTGTCAATATCTGATGGCTTCTTTATCTTGCGCATATCGATATTAAACGATACAGAAATTTCAGATTCATCGTCATTAACATCAAAGTCAACTACAACTCGGTTGTAATCTACTATGTAGATGTCCCTCATCTGTACCCATACGTCTTCGTCTTTTCTCAATTCATCTGAAATTCTTGATGCAACTTTATCACCGAATTCCATCAATTCTTCAGTAGTAAAATACTGATATGGATCTATGTCATAAGCTCCGCCGTAATTTCTGCGAGCTGCGGTGATAGGTTCATTTGATTCAGCTTCGGAAGTAGTTGCGTGACCACGTTTCTTCATATCGTCATACACGAATTGAATACTGTCTCGCAACAGCTTATGAAAATCTAGTTCATCAACTCGTCTATCAAATTCTTCATCAGAAAGTGAAGTATGTAACACATATTCTTTCATCGATTATTTCTCCTTCCTTCTTTCTTGAATGTGTCTACTAAGCGTCGAATACTTGCTTTATCCGCCTCGGTTATATTATCTTTTTCTTTCTTCATGAATACAGTTAGTAAATACACACGATCTGTATTCAAGAAACTTACATATATAACTCTGCCACTGCGACTCTTACTACGCCCTTCGACCCTCATGCGAATCTTACGAGCTCCATTTGTGTCTATTATTAGATCTCCTGCAGTCTCGGGATCTTTGAGTATATCATTCTCAAGAGCACGTAACACATCGTCTGAAAGTCCAAGGTATTGCCAAGCAGCAGTAAACGCAGGTGCTTCTATAAACATCTTTGATGATTCATTACATTCTATAACGATTTGTTGGTTTGATCTGATGCTTCGAGTATTGTGTGCTACAATCAACTTACCTCTACGTGTAGCATCAGGGAACACTTCTCTTATTTCGTCAAGATATCCTTCAGTCTTTCTATTCAGTTGATAGCCAGCCTTTGTCGGACCTTCGTTGCCTTCGCCTGTTCCTTCATATACAGTAATGTAGACCGTGCCACTTGGTTTAACAAGTTTCTTAATATTCTGAAGGACATTCTGTCTGACTTCAGGTTCTTTGATAACATTAAGGACGTTAGAACATGTAGCCGTATCTGCACCATTGTGTTCTTTCACAAGTCGTATAACTTCCTTATTGTGGTCAGCTGTCCTATTATACGGATCATATACAAGATTGACGACATCATACTGTACTAGATATTCAGCTGCCGTATCTGCACGGCCACCACCATAATCTAGGTTGATTGTTCCCGGTTCCCAGTTCTTTACAAGCCGAAAAACTGCAGGTACTTTGCTGAAATTTATAGATGTATTTTCAGATGTAAACTCTTGGTCGATTTCTTTTATATCATCTTCATACTGCTCAAATGATGTGTCTTCTTGAGCAGCAACTATTCGTTTATGTTTTATTCGCATTCTTATTTCTCCGTTTCTTTTGTAGCTGCCCGTCTGATTTCTCGAATTTCATGTTTGTGTTTACCTTCAAGATAACAAGCATACGAACAATAATGAACTATACTGTGATCAAACTTCAACTTATATACATTGAATCGAGGTTTTATGAATTTCTTCTGACAGATCGGGCACACCCATAATCCGTCAGCTGGCTTCATCTGTCCTGTACCTCAGTCACAATCCATTTCAGAATCTGATCTGATTCATGCTCGCAGAGCGGACAAATTCCGGATATCTTCTTGACATCTTGATCACTCTTTATAACAGCAGATATGAAGATACCATGACATCTATCACATTCTGCTATGTAATGATCGGCAATGTTGTTATCAATTTCAATCGTCGGATCGTCTTCAGTGATATCGTCTAGTTGATCTTGAATATCTTCGACGTCATCTGAAAGATCATCTATAGCATCAGCAGCATCTTCATCGTCTTCTAGAACTTCCTCGTCAGTGAGTTCTACATCACCGGTATCCGAGTCACCCCATATATCATCGTCTGCTGCAGTTATAGGTACTTTACGATTTGCTGTTATTTTCATATTACAAACATCTCCTCATATTTTAGTTATATAAATATAGAAGGTTAAACATAAAAGTTATGTAGGTTATTTGATATAGTTAGTAACTGCAAGCCGATCTGCAAACTGAAGCATATAGACGAGAGGATAGTTTTCATTTGCATAATGAAGATCATTCATTTCGTTATCAGCGACATTGTATTCACCCATGTGCCATCTAATGGCAAGACTCTCTTCTTCGTTCAATCTGAAGAATTTCATGACCATCATCAAAGAGGATACGCCATGTCCAAATGGATACACTCTGCGCTCTGTCGTTCTGTATGCTATCTGCTGCGACCACACACCTGTTGCATCGTCTTTGACATTCTTCATGTAGGATTCATACAATCCAATTTTGCACCAGTCGTGCACCAGAGCAAGCAGAATGATATCTTCAATGCATTCTGTAGGAAACAGACCGGTCTCAAACAGTTTAGCTGCTTCTAGAGCAACTCTCAGAGTGTGATACAATAAGCCGCCGGCTACTGCATCATGATAGATAGTAGATGCGGGCGCATCAAAAAAGTCAGTATTATGCAGCCAATTCAGACATCTTGTTACCTGCTTCATAGGAACATCTTCAGAATAATAGGGCAGCTCCTGTGCATCTACGTTTCTGTAGGGCTTTTGATATCTGAGAAGTATGCAAGCTGTCAGGAGATCATCATACAGATCAACTTGAATCCCATGCGAAAGCGGATGTATGCTGTTCATCTTAGAGAAGGACAGTAATCTATATTCAGGACGTTGCTTAAATAGTTCAAAATCGGAATCCAAGAAGTGATCATTCAGACTCAAATCTTCTTTGTGTTCTGGATCATATCTAACAACCGTACGGGTATTTGTAGCAAATGCGATCCAGCCCGTCACATCTTTGTAAAATTTATAGACGAGTTCATTCATTGTTGTGTTCCTTATCATCCTTGTCATCATGATGATCATTCATCAATTCATGTAATGCATTCAAGTCTATCTTTATAGACTGTATATGCATACCATTGGCATCTTGATCATGATCTTCACACAGATCCGAATCTGTATCTGTATCTGAATCGTCGTCAGATTCGATCTCTTTTTCGTATGCAAATAGTAATGCATTTGAAAAAGAATGCTGAATGTACATCAACGTGCGAGCCTTGAACTCTTCAGGAGCACAGTTAACTAACGCGCTTGCTAAACTAGCAGCAATGTGTTCGGCATCTTGCATCAGCGTAGTCAAGCTACCTTTAACTTTACAACTTACAGATTCTTCAGTGGCGACTATTTCTATCATCTTAATCGATCTCCTTGTATTCAGATTTCATGTATACTGCGATTGCGTCTGCAGTAGACTGATTGTTTGATTTTGGTATGTTGAGATGTTCACAAAGCTCAGATTCCGGAACTTCAAATATAGCATCTATCATGGAACCTATACTAAGTGTTGAAACAGCATGTTCAAACTGAGTCATGATATCACCTCACCAGATTCTAGACCCTTGAGTTTCAGCCATCGTTTGATAGGCTTTCAACTCTGCAAGAGTGATGTTGTGTATAACGATTGTAAGTTCTCCGTCCCGCTTCACAATGTCGTAACGAACTGCTCTGCGTCCCTTACCTGGGCGCTTAAAAGCTGCCCGAGTTGCCTCAGTATAGATATGAGCGTATTGATTCGGATAATCGAATACAAACGGTTCTACAAGTTTCATGTGTTACCTCCTTAATATTCGTAATCGTAGTAGTAATCAGCAATGCCGAAAGACACATTCATGCGATAGTACTTGCTCTGTTTGCCTTTTTCTTTGATTTTGTTTATGTCGTAGCCGTTGATGGCGAGATAGATCTGTTCCTCAGCAGTGAGTTCTTTGCTTACCATTTCGCGTGTTACAGTTGATACTGCATACCAATAATTGCCGCGCTTCACCATTTCTTTTGTAGGATTGTTTGTGTTGCTGACGAGCTTCCATTCGTTGCTGTAAGGACCTCCAACGCACTTGTGATCGTATTCACGAACTACTACATGTTTCTGATCATAAACTTCGATGACCTCGTATGCGTGTCTATCGCTGTACAGATACTCTGTCATACCTGTACCAACTTTTATCTCTTCGGTGAACATGTGATTTTCTTCTAATCTGTTGTTAAGACTTCCGTACCATTTCTGCATCTCTGTGATCTCCTTGTTTTGATTTATTCTACAAGTATATTATAAGTCCATATGATTATATCAGTATTATATATTTATTAAATTTTTATAAATTTTAGAAATCAAAACATAGAAAAAGCGTCTGATGCAAGAACATCAAACGCTCGAAAGAGAGGTATAATAATGAGAATTAAATGCCGTCGTAGTGATCTGTATGATTTGCATCGGAAGCAATCTTCGTTACAGCTTGATGTGCTCCCGTAGCAGCAAGCCCAGACGCAATACCGCTTGCTATTGATGTCAGGAACGGAATTATTTCAAAAGTTTCCATTCCGAAGAAGTATACAATGATACCTAGAACAAATCCAATTATACCACACATGAGGGGTATCCATTTGGTGTTCCATTTTGTAAGTTTATAAAGCTGCCCACAGCCGAAAGCTATCGCTGTGATTGCAGGGATAGTTGCAATTCCAAGATTCATAACACGTACCTCCAAGTTTATATTTATTCAATTATTATATAAGGTCCTGCTCTTAGATGTATTCTTCTATTTCACCTTCATAGTCGAGCATTTTCTTTCTATTGTTTGGAATGGTTCGTATCTCTTTATAAGGGATAGTCCATTTAGCAATCTTCAGTATGTTAAGAGATTTGATACCTTGATCTTCAAGAGCTTTGATATCTTCTATATGAAAACAAAATGCACGTTTGTAGTATGTGAATAGAACAATGACCAAACCATACACATGCGCTATTTTCGACTTCTCAAGAAGTTTATCGTGCTGAGAGTCAGATATCATTGAAAAGTCAAACCGATCTTTTTCAGTTTCTTTACTCTCAATGTAGTACTCATTTGGACTTTTAAATACTTTGAAATCGGCAGGATTTCGGCTGACTTGATAATATCCTGACATCTGTGCGTACAGCCGGTCAGTTGAATATCCGTCTTGCGGACGATCTAACCATTTCCTTATTTGAGTTTCAGCATCTGTTCCTGTACGGTCATTCATTATAGTTACTTATACCTCATCCAAGATATTCATAGTCACTGTATTCATCCTTTTCATAGAGTCTGCGAACTTGTTTGAGAAGACTCATTCGTGAAGCTTCTACATGTGATGCTAGATCGTTACATATCTCGTCCATAGGATCTCTGTGATTGTAACCAGCGTTAAGATCATTTATCTCCTCATACAGAGCTTCAAGCTTTGCAGCTATCTTATCAAGATCATAAAGTTCATCGGCAACTTCCTGATCCTCAGGCATTGATGCTTTAACATACTTTTTCATATTAACTTAAGTTCCTTTCTACATTCTTGAATCGCATTCGCTCATCAACTCATCTATGTAAGCTTCTGTATCTAGATCCATCTCGACCTCTTTTTTGTCTACTGCATCATATATGTAAAGATTGTCCAGAAATTTAAATGTGTTTTCAGGTCCGTCAAAAACTAGATTATCAAAAATAGCATCAGCTTGTCTTATACAGATTTCGTTTGCATTTATAAGTGAACGAGATGCACCTCGTAGAACAGACTTACCTGTGTAAGGTGATATTGTTCTGATCTCATATCTATATTTATATGGACCATAATTTGCTGTTCTTACGTATTTTTTCAATTAGGATCAACCCTCCCAGCTATCATCCAATAACGATTCATCCTCATCTTCATCAAATCCGGTGTAAGAATCGAACCACTCCCACGCAGACTCTGCACTGTCAGCAGTCCAATCTGCATAATCTTCATCCGGTGGATACAGATCAGGATCGCCAAACATGCAGATCCAAAGGTCTTCATCTTTCTTCTTATACATCGTGTAATCTGTCAAGAAGCCGTCTGCATCAGGAACTGTCTTATGCGCAACTTCTTCCCAATCATCGTAGTTAGATTCATGGACGTCTATTCCGTTCCAATCATAAGCAGATTCAATAGTGTCGTCTTTTGTATTTCCGAATTCTTGTTTGAGATATCCGACTATATAATCAACGTCATCATCAATCGTATCAACGCTCTTAGACAGATCTTTGAATGGAATATCGACAACGTGAACTTGTTCCTTATCGGGAACAGATACCGTTACGAAATCTTTGCGCTGTTCCCAACTGAAATCGTTCATGAAATCCTTCACAGCAGCACTGACCTTTTTCTTCAGTTCACTGAAATAGTTATCGTCATTTGCGCTTGCTACAGGTTCAACTCCGATGTTAGCTGTGTTAGTTGCGGATTCAACAGCTTCATCAATTGTACCGCCGAGTTCTATTATCTTATTTTCAACAGCATCTTTGAACTGTTCAGGAGTTCCAAAATTCTTTTTCATTATGAATTGTACCTCATTCCGTTATAACATTTGCAATTCTTTGCGTGAATTCATTCAGACCTGATCTGAGTTGCGCAATTATTTCTTCTGCGGCACTCTGAGATTCACTACCAAGTGTGCTCAGATGTTCAAGACCGGCAAGTATGTAAGAGAACGTATCATCAAGTTCTCCGATACCTTCTTTTATTCTTTCTTCTGCCGGAGTCTCTTCGGCAGCTTTGATTGGTTTCAATAATTTTTTCATTCTGTTACCTCCGGAATATCAACTATATCAATTGGCTGTATTGGAACTAGATTTGATTTCTTAACACGCTGAGAACTGCCCCAATCTTTCAGCCACTTTAAAATGTTTTCTGGACGCGTAGCATATGAGGCAGGTACAACTTTAACAATGTACTGTGCTGGAGTTTGTCCTACTATCTGGACATATATGCTACCACGATATCCAGAAGACTCAAAAGGCTGCACCCTAATAAGTTTAGGCTGTCCTATCAGGTCTTCTAACTCAGCTTCATTCAGCTCCGCTTCAAAGTCCTCACGTTCAGGCCTTGTCGGTAAATCTTTATAAAATGATTTGGCATCTGGCATCGGTTTGTTGAGCATTTCTGCCCAATCGATGCTGTTGAGATAGTCAAGAGCTTTAACTGTCTGCTGAAGTGATTCCATCTGTTCGGGAGTGGTAGCGGACAGCCCTGACCAAGATGATGTTTCGCGCATAGGCACATATTGACCATCATTGTTCTTTATGAGCGAAGCATTGTAGCTCCATGCAAGTGCTACATGGTCTTCAAATTTGCGATTCTCATCACAAGATATGCGAACTTGTATACCTGGAGCCCCAAATCTACCTTCTTCAACTCTCACCTGAAACTGAAGAGCAGAGAATTTACCTAAGTTGTACTCTAACTCGGTTTTTACAGGATCTGTAATAGCACCAACAGCATCTTGATATTGACTCCAACGAGCATTCATATCTTTATCATATGTCTCTCTTGCAGCTTCATACTCAGCTTTGCGCTTGAGTATTTCCTCTTTCCTATTTGCGGTTATTTTCATGTTACTACCTCTTAATATGTATATTTTTGATCGCTCAACAGCAGATCAAACAATTTAGGATTATTATATATATCTAGTTGACCATCTACAATGAACTGAGAAATTCCTTTCTTTGTGTAAAGAATCTCTTGTACACGTTCGTCAATTGTATCTTTTGTAACAAGTGTGTATATATTTAACGGTGCTGTAGACATTCCGATGCGATGCGCTCTATCTTCACCTTGTTCTTTATCTGAAGGTGTCCAGGGACAATCGTAGAAAATGACATTCTGTGCAGCTGTCAGCGTATGCGTTGTGCCCATTGCACCGATAGTACCAATCATAATAGTATACGCTGGATTTGTTTGAAAAACTTTCTTATGTCGTTCACGTTCTTCAAACGTCATAGTACCTGTAAAACAGCATACCTTGTATTGCTTAGATATGTACTTATATAAGGTTCTAAGAGGCTCAACCCAGTTAGAGTAGATTAGGACTTTTTCGCCTCTTTCATGTATTTCAACCAAGATCTCAAGCAACCGCGCTAATCGTGCATTCTTACTTAAATAATCTTTATCAACTTTCAAATCCGGATCAACTAATTCAGGAGCTTCGTTTACTTGACGAAGTCGTAGAAGTTGAGTCATAGGATTTAGTGAATGCACAATTTCATCTTTATGTGCTACAACATCTTTAAGAACATTTTCATATAATCGTGCTTGATATGTTGTGTTCTCAACATACTCTACTATCTGTATTTTCGGAGGAAGTTTGAGAACATCAGATTTCAAACGTCGAATCATATTATGTTGCAGTATCACTTTGAGCTTAGGAACATTCTTATAGCCAATTACTTCATGATCACCAAAACCACCATATATACAGTATTCTTTAGACCATGTGTAGTATGATGAAGTGTTTGAGCTGTTAGTTAGTTTGAGTGGCACAAATAGATCCAAAGGAGAGTTTGTAATCGGAGTTCCAGTCATCGGCAACCACATTGCGTTGTTACCGGTACGCTTCTTTATCTCAAGAAGCTGTTTACCTTGTTTAGAGGTTGGAGATGCATTCTTATGGATTTCATCAATTATTATCATTTGAATCTGATTTCGTTGTATTCGATCTACAATTGCATCTGTAATAGCATAAGTACGATTTTCTTTGTAATGAAGTGCTTCTATGTTTAATATCAAGAAGTAAGGTAACTTTCCTTCTTTTCCGAACATTCTTCCTGTTCTAAGATCTTCCAGCTTTTCTCGACTGCCTCCGCTGTATCTGATTTTACCACCGCGTCCTTTTCGCATACCGAGTATGTACGGAGTCTCAGCACCATTAGTATGCTTGAAGATGTCAGCATACCAGTTCATTCTAGAACTATTAACACAACATATAACAAGACAATGTTTAAATCCATTGCGCTCTTTATTATACATTGCAAGATTCATAGATTCTAAAGTTTTACCTAAACCTTGTTCATCCGCAACAAGAAAACCATTCATGTTACCACTGCGTTGACGATGAATAGCAAATTTCATGAAATTTATCTGATGGGGCAGTACTTCAGATCCTGCCTCTACATAGAGATGCGCATCTGAAATGTCTTCGTCAGGAATATGATCTGTAACATCTAATGAAGCATTTTGGCCAATCTGCTCATCTGATATTATCTTGATGTGATTTTCATACCGAGTCCCTTTGAGTTCATTGACCAACCATCCAAGCCGATCTTTCGGAATAAGCCACATCTTTTGATTAGGTAACCATTGTCGACCTGGAACTTGTTTGATAGCAGCAACAACTGCAGCATCATATTTGAATTGCACTTCATACACATCTCCGTTCTTTCGAACGTATATATCTGAAGTATTAAGTGTACTCATTCTTTAGCTACCTTTTCAAATGTGTATCCGCTTCTCTTACGACCTGTTTTAATGCTATCGCTTACCTGTGCCGGATCAATATGTAATGCTTTTGCAGCCTGTGATTGTGTATCCCAGCACTGATCAGTTTCAATACAATGTATCACATATTTAACATCTTTACTTGTGCTAGATGATAACTCATTGATCGCAGGCGCTGCTTGGCGCGTATCGTTAGTTTCGTTGCACATCTTAATAAGTGTAGCCAACGAAAGTATCTTTCCATCTACCTTAAACGCATAACCGGCTGCATCCATTATCTTTAAAGTTTCAACTTGATAAGGCACTGTGGCTGAAACAGCGCCAAACATACATTTGTTATCAGATTTACGCAGTACTTGAAACACCATTTATTCATACCTCGCTTTTATTTTTGTATCGTAACTAAAATATGTCCTATCTATCTGCTTATATGCTTTATAACGATCTCCCCAGTCATGAAAATCATCTGCTCTAAAAAATGTCACATACTGAGGAATTGTGATTCCATTTACCAATACATCGTTTACGGCATTTACACACGACTCTTGAGGCTCTTTAGATTTAACTTTAGGAGCAACTGAAAACTGATATGGTTCATATATAACATCATCTAATGACATATTATGAACGTACATGCGATTCAACACAACAGATGCTACTGCTTTTTGGCATTCATAAGATTCGGAACCTACTTCCAAAGTTACAAGAGCTGCAAGAAGTCTACATTCTTCATCTGATAATCCATATTGACTTTGTATGTAGGGAGCTGCATAACATTCTTCCACTGCGTCGGCTTGTACAATTGAAACCGGATATTCTAGGTTGTCCATATCAATCTCTGCTATTTCATATTCGGGAATCAAAATAGTTCTAAAATATGAATCGTTGCAGAAAGTATCGGCTTCTGTTAATTCATCAGAGTGTATATTGATATGAGGCTTTGCAGGCAGCTCGTCAATCACAGGTGCATATACTACTAGTACATCACTGCCCATTTTGATCTCAGCAGTACCTGTAGACTGTTCTAACAGCTTAAATTCTGAATGTTTAGCTCCTCTGATAATTGCGATAATGATTACAGCTACTGTCAATACAACTAGTACAATATCTAAAACAGCTGCCCAAGATAATCGTCGAGGTTTATTTTTCATATTATTTATTCTCCTACAAGTATATATGTTCTATAACGATTTATACATAAAGATAGAAGGTTATGCAATTGCATAGCCTCCTACCAATGTTGAAAAAAGGATATAATGGCCTAACTTTGTTTAGCTTCTACAGTTCCTAAAAGGGCTGATATTTGCTGTCCGAGCTGTTGCATCTCTGCAATATCGTGTTTATCAAATTCATCGTCTTTTATCATTTCAATGTATCCGATGTGTTTTCCTCTAGGAGTTTTCATTGCTACGCACAATGCTTGATGCTCATTTTGAGATTTCATCAGATCACACATTGCGCCACCCATCGTTGTATTCGGATCATCTATGTTGAAAATACAGTAGTCATGATCATTCAGCTCTGCAAAAAATGCAGTGAATAGCGAGGTTGAGAGTTTATCTATTCTGTGCCCTGTAGCTGAGGCACCTAACTTGTATACCTCATAAGTGCACGTCATATATTTAAATGGAAGATATGCAACAGACATTACAGAATTTGAAAATTCTATTACATGAATTCTAGTCGCATCAGATTCTCTTAATTCATTTGTTATTAATCTTTGAATCTGCTTGTTTATCTCTGCTCGGATATCTAGCAGTTGATCATGTTTCTTTGTAGACAGTTTGTTCTCTAACCATTTGAATCCGATACCTACAAGCTTAAATAACGCGTAGAGAACTATTATACAGATGACTATCATCACACCATAGTCACCTATGAATTTTGCAAATGTTTGAATATCTCCCATATTTATAGACCTTTCTTGTAAAGAACTTTATCCACTAATATATAAGGTGGATTATTATTATGATTGTAATTTCAATAGGGAGTTTCCTATAATATCTTTCCAATCAGCTATCCATTTATCTATGAATTGTTGAATATTTGTATTGAAGTTACACTGATACACTTCGAGACAATCAATTATTGAGCTAAATATCGACTGTAAGTAACTTCCGATGTTGTCACTTGTGTACTGAATGGATCCTGGAACTGTATTAGTACAGCATTCAAGATAAGTAAGAGGATTATCTACACTGTGTACTTGTTCAAAGCACAAACTACGCAGCTGATCGAGATGACTATCTATTTGGCACATGGAAGATTCTATCAAATATCTGTACTCAGTTATATCATCTCCCCACAGGTTGGATTGAATTGTAATTAAGTTAAACTTTGATACATAGTATACTGCAAACACTATGTTGAAAATTTCTTTCAAATCAATTGTATCTATGTCAGACAGTACGGTAACATCCCAGTCCTCATTATCATCAACAAGAACTACTGTTGAATCATCTTTCAACTTATCCTGAACAGATGCATCATATAGTACGGTTTGTAGTGCGTCAACGATCTCTTCGGGTGTCACTTGAGCAGATGTTATTCTTTTCAATTTGTATTGAATTTCGTTTTCGACAGGAGTTCTGTGCACAGATGCAATGATACCTTTACGTCCATTCAAACCTCTTGCAGACGGAATCTGACCTGTTTCCATATCAAGTGCATATTTGCCCCAAGAAAGGTCTTCTGTTTCAGGTTCTTCTGAATTTTCCGATTCACTTTCTGTTTGATTCTGTGATTGTTGATCTTCAGGTGCTTGACCTAATATCTGATCTAGTGCTTTTTTGAATGTCTCCTCAGCATCTTCTAACATATCAGACATCTTTGTACAATGTTGCAGTTTTTGGTTTGTTGTTTCTGCGTCTCTGAATGCTCTTTGAAACTGTTTAGAAAGATCTTCAGTATTATCTACAGCTTCGCGTTGTAAATCATCTATTGCATTTGAAAGTGAATTAGATTCATCTATACTCTGAACTTTCTGCTTTGCCTGTGCACATTGCGTTTTTACATCTTGAATGAAATCTTTTGCTTGTTCTACTAACGCATCATGTTGAACTTTGATGCTCTCGGCATTTTTGTTATCTGCTGCATCCCAAGCTGCCATAGTAGATCTGATAACTTTCATTGCTTTATCTTCTGTTACATTTTCAGCTACAAAAGAATGATTGTTTAATCCGGAAACTGTTTTGATTTCTAGACTATATGTCGGAGGCTCGCCTTCACTTTGTATTGGATGAGGTTTGAGAGTTACTTCACAGAGATAACCTGATTGCCCTTTGGTCTTCTTGTATTCGTCGTTACCAACTTGCCATACCGTAGATGTCGGACCTTTAGATACACGACCGATATCATAACCACTTTGCATCAATCCAGATGCAAGAGATCCTAAAGATCTTCCGAACTTTCCAAGACCTTTGATTATAGCATCAATCACACTGCTTGTTGAGCTAGATTGCGTATCGCACAGAATTACAAACTTATCCATAAGTATTTATTACCTCATCATAATATATGTATGTGTATATATAAGATTAACGGCTGCCGTTCCCGACCGCCGCCATCTTATTCAAGAGTGTAAGTATTGAAATTATTTCTTTATTGTCGGATTCTTGCGCGCGATGACTTTCTTATCCGGAACTGCTTTTACAGACGCTTTTACAGGTTTCCTAGAAGCTTCCACCGATTTCTTAGGGGTCTTTACGCAAGACTCTACAAATTCAACGTCTTCCTCAGGCTCTACGGTGAATTCATCTTCACCGACTGCAAATACAACTGTGTCTTCATCTGCCGTTACTTCAACAGGCATACCTGTCACTTCGGCAATGAGTTCCGCAACATCCTCAGTCTCGAACAGAAGCTCAGAAGCCTCAGGATCTACATCGACTTCAGGTTCGCCCTCTTCAAGCTCAGGAACTTCGTCAACAACCTCATCAACCACAGGCTCGTCGACTATTTCTTCATCAGCAACTATGCGTTTCTTTTGAATAAACATATCAATTCTCCTTGTAAATTATATTGAATTTTATCAGTTGAGAACAACTAATTTGTTTTTGTGAGCTTGTAATTCTGAGCGAATCGCTTCAAGTTCGGCATTTGCTTCGCTGAGTAACGCTTCACCGTTGAGAGATACATTAGAACCTTCGACAGTGTACTTACTGCGGCTATGCCCTTGTGCTAACTTCATGTTAGCTACACTCATTCTTACAAGATAATCTATCCAAGTATCTGAAACAATTTCAGAAACATCTTGAAGATCTGGCACATATCGAATTGTAACAGTAGCAGGACGCGGATCTCTATGAGCACAATAGATAACTTGATTTACAGTATCGAAGCGCCATTGAAAATCTGTTCCAAGTGTATTACGAACTTGTGCCATCGCCATCTCTGTCATTATCGGATCTATATTAAGTGAACTTGTATTACCGATAGCGCTGTATGTATTTACAGCGGCAGCTACCTGGAACACATTTCCGCTATCAATAGAACTCATTGTTAATCCGATACGAGGTTGCGATGCTTGTACGTACAGAACCTTCTTAGTATGAATGTTTTGTCGGACTAGATCAATTCTTGTTGAATATGGGACTGTTTTTTCTACAGGAGTTTTCATGTATCGTTTTAGCTCACGAAATGCGATAAGAACTGCCTGTTCAGGAGATAGCCCTTCGATATTTGTGTTAGCAGGTTCGCCAAGTAAAAAGCAAACTTGGCTAACAATTTCAGCCATTTTCATATCATTGAATCTCCTGTATCAAAAACTATGATATCAACGACGAATCGCTACATACTATATAACGATTCGTCGTTTCATCTATCATCTCAAACGACTTTATCAGCCGTTGCCGTCATCCTGACCGTCATCTTGACCGTCATCTTGACCGTCATCTTGACCGTCGTCTTCGCCGTTAGACGCATCAGGATCTTCACCGTAAGTATTGGTGACGCCGAGTATCATGATCGGGCTATTATCGCCATTAGCAGCGAACGTGGTGACAAATTCTGCAGCTATCATGAACTGAGCAACCTGTCTCCAATACAGCTCTTCCTGATAATCAGAGCCAATGTCGAACGATACACCTGCGTTGGTTGTACCAGCTGCTTCAGCATCAACAGCGGCCTTGATAGCAAGATCCCAAATAGCAACTCTCGTTGTAGTGCTATATGTGGGAAGCAGACCCTTGAGGAAGCCGAGACCATCAACATTAGTAGCGTAGATGGATTTTGCTTTATGTTGAGTGTCAACGGAACCGAGCGAATCGCCGGTCAGAACATCCGGATTGAACGTGAAGGTTGTCGTGTTACCGTCAGTATATGCATCACTATCAACATAAGAATTCTGAGGAGCGAAGAATCTTGCGATCTGCATCGCGTCAGCAGGATTTCTCGGATAGGTAATGCCATCGGTATCGCCGACATACTTTATAGTAATTTTAGACATATATTTTTCTCCTTAATATTAAGTGTAAATAGTAAATTCTGCTCTCACCCTTTGTTTACTATTGTTGAAATTATATAAGGTTAAGAAATTTATATGATATTTAAATCACCAATTTACTGAAATTTTTCTTTGAGATTGATGTAAATAAAGTTGTTGAGGACTTGCAGTAACTGTCGGCAGCATCATCTTGCGCATAGCATATTCGCCATAAGCTTGCCAGGACGTACACGATATAACAAGATAATCTCTAACTTGCACAGTGTTGTATCTATCAGATACTACAAGTTTAGTAGGACGTGTAACTGTCCCTTTATGACTATGTCCGACTACAACGCAATCAATACCATCAAGTATGTTGCCCCATCGTTCATTTCTGTTTACGGTAGCTCCTGTATAGATACCTCCACCAGATCCATGCGTAACAGCAAATGTATACGTTTGTTTTGAACCTACTCGACCTTCGCCTTTGTTGCGATTTCCTACACCTATACGTAAGAATGCCGCATTCTGTCTGAACCTATCCTCAATATCAAGTTTACATGCAATATCATGTGCAGGGTCATCATCAGCATCTCTCAAGCTTCGTTGTTCATGATTGCCAGATACAATACAAAGTATTTTATCTTTTATTGGTTTCAAGTACTCTGTCATCGCTATTTTCTGATCACGTGGACGAAGTATATCATCAAAAGGTGAACCCACAGAAGATCTAGTATTGTTGTTTATCAGATCTCCATTGAGTATGATATAAGAATCTTCCTCTTCAGAAAGTTTTTGAACAAACGCCTCCCATTCAGCCTTTTGATGATTTATTGCACCATAGTGCATATCAGCTATAGGATATATGTATACTGGCTTATCAAATCTATAAGTGATTATCTCAAAATCTGACTTCATGTTACCTCCTATTATTCTCAATCATAGAAACTCAGATTAGATAGAATAGTAACAGGTTGTAACTACTATCATTGATATAGAAGGTTGAACATAAAGATGACGAACTGATAATTTTTCTTATCAATCTGCTATATTATTTAGTATTATTCAATGTGGAAGCAGACCATACCCACTTAATGACTCCCGAATCGTACACACGGACAAATCCATGAGCCTCCATTATTTCTTTTTCAGTTTGATGCTCAATATCAATAGAAGCATCGTTGAATAAACTAATCAGGTTGTGTTTTTGACACCGTACTCTATGATAATATTTATTATCATCAATAGTTGTCCATACATAGCTGGGAGGTGTTTGATACATTCTACTAAATTGAAGTGTTTGATATAGATTACCTCTAGTATGCGCAACATCTGAAAATGATATTACTTTGTCAGGCTGATAATGTTTTAAGAAGTATTTGAATAATTTGCTAGCACCTCCAACAACTGAACAGTTTATCAGATTGCAGAATCGAGAAAGCTCCCATGTATTTGTTTCAGTGTGAGTTGTTTTACCTATTGTGTTTCTCAAATGATTGAATGTCATAACAGAAACTAATTCATCTGTACTCTTTAACTTGAGTCCTATGTAAACTTTAGAAGTAAGCGCACCTTGCCGATGATTACTGTTTAGAAACTCTTTTCCAACAGCAGCAGGTATCTCGAATACATAAGTTTCACGAGCTCCTATGCGACGTGCAGTACATCCTAATAAGTTTGCAATCATGGACTTAATGACATCTTTGTGAGCTTTCCATTCATATCCAAATATGTGAAATAAGAATATACCTTGTTCTGCCGCTTTTTCTGACTTATATTGATGGTATCGATAGTGTTTTGGTTTATCACCCCAACTAGTTCCTATTGATGAGTTATGCGTAAATGCCGGATTGCATTCAAACGCTATCTGGTATTGAGGAAGATAGATGTCAAGTTCGTGTGGTGTTATCATAGATCTATCATTCTGAATGATCTCAACATTAGGTGATATCTGTTTGATGTAATCTACTACCTCACACTCTAACTGACTATACTGATGCGATATAATATCATGACAATCATATTTAACTAAAATATCATATATAGTAGTATCAGTTACACCTAGATCTGTCATCAGTTGAAGCATTGTAGGCTTTTCGGTATAGTGTGTCAGCACAAAGTCTCTTGGATCTGATTTGAATGCTGCGTACACATCTGCTTTTGACGGATCTGTCATGATATTGGCCAGTTCCGCTGCAGTGTATTTACGACCTTCTGGACCATAATGCTGACGATATGTATATGCTTTCTTAGCTTTGACTTCGTCATTCTGCATAGGGGATGGATGTCCGTATACAAGAGTACAAGTGAATCGACGTCCATTTAGATATCTGTCCGATCTCATCACAGCAGAAAGTTTTCTTTTGATTTCAGGATGCTTAGCCGGATTGTCGACACCCATTCTTATTAAACACGTTTGTGCTCGCTTTTCTCGAACTTCAAGAGAGCTATTCTTCTTACTTATCTTATCTTTAACCTCTTGCAATTCGGAAACGTTGTCAACATTGTAACGTCCTCTAACTGTAGCAACATGCGCCGCATTGATACATTCTTGAGAGCAGTGCCGTGGCTTGTCTCTAGGCGAACATGTATATGATATTTCCTTTCCACAAACTTCACACAATGTTATGTGCGGACCTTTGCAGTACCTTTGCGAAGCTTGTACAGGTACAAACATCTTCCCGCACTCTTCACACTGACGCATCGGTTTTGACTGTTTAGATTGTGCAGCTAATTCATATGCACATTCTTTCGAACAACATTTATGCGGTTCACTAGGTCGCTGATATGCAACAGGTTTTCCGCAAACAGGACATGGTCTAAAATGTGGACCTGGACAGTACACACCATTTCCTACTCTATCAAATTCTTTACCGCAGAGTTTACAAATATATTTTGACATAAAAGTTGATCCTCCACATACTATAACGATTCAACATTATGAAAGGTTATATGGATAGGTGCATATCTTAAAATAGACAAAAAATAAAAAAAGAAATCAGCCGATTTCTCGGCTGACCCTTTGGTGTTTGTTGTTTAGGACCTGAAATCAGATGGTTTCATGTAGATCGCTCGGGATATTACAAACGGGACTGATACTTTGACAACAGATCCACCCTCCTGGTTGTGTTCGCCGTTATCGAGAGCTCCTATCCAAGTTCCCGGACAGCGAATTACATCTCTTGGATTTCCAGCGCCATCATATTTGATGAAATAGACTTGTCTCATATACTGAGAAGGCAAACCCATCTTTTCAGTATCTGGATCAAAAACTTGACGCCTCCAAGCCCTTAGTGCTTCAAGCACATTTGGTTCGCAGAAGCAGTTGAGCGTCCATGTAACATCTTCAAATGCAACTTTGGACGGGAACTTAATGAGACCATTAGCGTAATGTACTGTGATGATGTCTTCAGACTCTGCGATAGCTCCAACAGTATCTGTACTCAATGTGAGCAGGTCAGCAAATTCTGTCGGAGTAGTTCCATCCATGTTGTATACTCTAACTTCAAAGTTGTTTGTTGTTAGCGGTACCCAGTTGTCGATACCTAACATATGGTTGGTCATTGTGATGTATTCGCACAAGTTCGCAACGCTTGCGCCGTCATGTAAGGTATCTGATTACATGACTGCTGAATCTTTCAATTCAGATTAGAACATATCTTCATCCGTTGTGTGAACGGAGCTGTATTTTTCTTCCACCGTAGGCGATTGTGGTTCTACTCTCCCGCAAGGAGATGTTCGTTGGACGTCTTTCATGTACACCTTTATTGGATTGTGTGTATGTAGAAAGTTCGCTGCTAAACATCCATTGTTCTAAATGTGACTGTTAGCACATCCGAAGATGCTTTTATTTCAGCATAAGTCATTCGTACACTTCTTTCTGCTTTCGCTCTATCACGCTCATCTTTTCAGATCACGTTGTAGCTGTACGACTTTAGGAATTCAAAGCAGTTAACACAGGGTCATCACCAGTTACCTGATAATGAGGGCCAATCACCCCATCTTTAATGGTGTAAACATATCTTTATTCTCCTCCTATAAAATAAAATGATTGTTGTATGAAGATATACAAGGTGTGCGACTGAGAATCATATCATACAATAAAATATATTTATTTACAATCACCTTATATACATAAAAAAGAGGATGTAAGGGACAGGAGAATGATATCTTATGAATACTAAACGAGTGTATACTGTACGAGCTAGATATAATGTAGACAATGTTGCACAACTTGCCGAAGTACAGAAGAAGAGAGTAGCAACATTTGCTGCAAAGCGCAGTATGATGTATTATGAAAAGCCTGCAATTGATCACATCATTGATGGTCATTCTCTCACAGTATATAAGATTCACAAACGAATTGCAGATGATTGGCTGAATCGCTATCATCCATGTAAAGCTCCAAAAGGAAACATACTTTGTTTAGGATTGGTCAAAGGAGATCAGCTTCTTTGCTTGATGACTTTCAAGAAAGCTAGAAACAAAAAGTATGTAGCAGAGATGTCACGAATGTGGACACTCTCACATTACTATATCATTGACGGATATGATATTCTTTCACGTGCTGCATCTGAATACGGATTGTATAACATTGTAGCGTATGTTGACCTCCTGTATGAAAACGAAGAGGACTACAAACAAATTGGAATGAAGCGTACTGGTAGCATACAAAAAACGCGATGGTGGTGTTCACCTACAGATAAGATTACAGATGCATCTCGCAGACAAAAACATCTCTCAATAGAAAGCATGAGGGAGACTGGATATCTGCCGATGTATGACTGTGGTCAAGCTGTGTATGAGTTCAAACACTAACGCCCGTATTTATTCCAAACTTGGTACCACTAAAGGTTGTACATGTTACATGATTCAATAAAAAAGATTGCGATTTCTCGCAATCTTAATTTTTTTTATAATTGAAACAATATGATCTAATCTCTCTACGATCATAGTGTTACTAAATCATCAAGAGGTACAACAGGTATTCCTTCCTGTTCTGCATATTCAATAGCTACTGGATTATTTGTGTGAAATACACATCTAGGACAAAATGAAAATGCAGAATGTGCTATCTTGATTACGCTATCTGGAATAGTAACATCTGAAAGTTGATTGCAGTTAGAAAATACGTTACCGCCGATCACACTAACAAAATTCGGTACATCTACATGCGTAAGCTGTCTACAATTATAGAATGCTTGAAATCCTATATGTGTTAGTGCCTCAGGCAATGTTATTGATTTTAACTGCACGCAATTTTGAAATGCAAAATCACGTATATCAGTTACATCTGCATCTATGTTGACTTGCTCCAAGTTAACGCAATTGTAGAACGCGTATTCTCGAATCACTTCTGTATTAACTACACGCACTTCAGTAAGTTGCATGCGCTCTGCATTTGATAATATTTGATCGGAATATTCAACAAACATATTTGATACTATCCTTCATTATTCAACAGTAGATACTGTATTTACTTTACACTTCGTGCAGTGTTCCGCCAACGAACACATACCATTTGAATTTACCATCTCCTTTGATGTCTATCAGCCACTCTCCGTCTTCGTTCTCATCTGCATAAGCATATAGAGGAACGCCCACGCTATCAAGAACATAAGCAACATTTGCAGCAACATCTGCTTTATTATCATAGTCAGGGCCTTCCATATCATATCGCTCCTCATCTGCCCTATTCCACGTGATTGTAGGATCACCATAAATAGCATTACGTCTTCGTTGCGTAGCCGCTCTAATAGTGTGTTTTGGATGTACTACGAATTTTTTCATTTTTTTTCCTTTCATAATAAAATATGTTCAAAATATATTTAAGGTTCAATAGTATACATAGTTAATAACGATTCACATCATGTGATGTATTCCCATAGTATTGTACCAGAATCAAAAACTTGAACAAATCCATGTTCTTCCATTATTTGTTTTTCTGATTTTGAGAGATCAACATCTTCATCATGCAAAAATTGTTTTATGTTTTGCTTCTGAGCACTATATCTATGATAGCTTATATCAGTACGAGCATCGACCCAAACGTATCCGGGATCTGATTTTCTTATTTCTGTGAAGCCCAACAACTTGTAAACATTTCCACGAGTATGCGCTCTATCTGAAAATGATCTAACGCGTGCGGGTTGATATGTTCTTACAAAGTGTTTGAATAGTTTATCTGCCCCTCCGACTACAGAAGTATTTAACTTGTTGCAGAATCTAACAAGTTCCCAACAATCAGATAGATCTGTATTGTCTGTACCAATGCTTGAGCGCATCTTACCGAAGGTCATTACAGATACTAATTCATCGTTATAGAACAGCCCCAGTCGAATCGGTGAATTAGCATTACCTTGTCTGTGATTTGCATTCAAGAAGGAAGCGCAGTCTGATGCAGATACCTCTTTAATTTGACATTGACGTGCATACAGCTTATGTGTATTCTTACCGAGCAGATTTCTCAACATTGATACGATGATTTCTCGGCTGTATGTCCACTCTGAGCCAAATATATGAAATAAGAAAATACCTTGTGATTCACACATCTCTGTTTTCTTTTGATGATAGTTGTATTTGATCGGAGGCTCATTCCTTCCGAATGTGTTCATAGATGAATTATGAGTTGATGTCGGATTGCACTCAATTCCTATTTTGTATTCCGGCAGATACAGATCCAATTCATACGGCGTGATAACACGATGTGTATTTCGTTCAATGTTCAGATTAGGATCAATACTCAGCAGCGCGTTATAAACTTCATTCTCCATATATGAATAGACGTATGCAACCGCGTCTCGCATGTTATTATCTTCAAGTATTTGAGCTGTGCTTCCTTCAAATATTCCAATAGATGCAGCAAGTTGCCTCAATGTAGGTTTGATTACAAACTCTTCCGAAATATACTTGTGCGGATCTTTTCTAAATCGAATCAAGTTATCAATTTTTGATGGATCTGTCATACGAAGTTGTTTCCATTGTGCACTTTGAGAAAACCATCTAACTCCATACTTCTCTTGAAACGCTTGTTCTGTATTTGCAACCCCTAAGTCAGATTGAAGAAAACACGTATTGCCATATCGAGCTAAACATGTTGCTCGTGTCTTTTCTTTTATTGCTTCGGATTGCATCGGATTCTCATATCCGTATTTCTCTAACCAAGAGGTTCTTGCCGATTGATATATTTCGTCACTCTGATATGGATAGTGGACACCATAATGTGCAAACAGAGTCTCTTTAGACATCGCCCGGACCTCAGGATTCGCAAATGGTTCTCTATATCCTGTTTTTGTCTCATAAGTATTGTGAGCTTTTTCTCGGATCTCAGGAACGGCTAATACACAACTTTTTCCATATTTTTCTAAATTAGTTTCTTCAATAGACGCAATAACTCGTTCTTTATATTCTGAGTCTGCCCATTTCTCTGACATCGCACGACGACTCTCCTCAGTCTGTGTATGCCAATCGCAGCCATACTTTTCGCGATTAGTTGTCTTAGCTTGTTCGACAACATTAGCATTCTGCATTGGATGCTCGGTACCAAAGCGCTGCAAATTAGTAGCTACAATCTTTGCTTGCACTTCTGAAGAACATGCAGGGGCTACACCACCGTACACTTTCATATTAGTAGCTTTACGAACAGCAGCTTCACACGTCTTAGAACATGTGCGCTTGCGATCTTTCTCAGTTAATCGTGACCTCGGAATCTCAAACAACTTTCCACAATTGATACACTTGTCAAAGTGCTGCCCATTACAGAAACGCTGACGTCCTGTATTTGTTTCAAACTCCTTACCGCACAATTCGCACACCTTAATCATAAGGTAACCTCCTTCATTATATGTAATGTGTACATATACATATAAGGTTAGAAATATCCATATTCTATAACGATTCTACAAAAAAAAATAAAAAAAAGAAAAGCTCGCATTTTGTTGCGAGCTGAATTTTCTTTTACAATGTAACAAGAGGGTGAGAGATTCTTGTTTCTTTGTTGTGAGATCAGAACGTGCCGAGGATCTTGCCAGATACGACC